AAAAGAAGGATAGTCGGTTAGAACGCGCAGGAGTTAGTGGATACAACAAACCCAAGCGCACACCTAATCACCCAAAGAAGTCACACATTGTTGTGGCTAAAGAGGGCGATAAGGTGAAGACTATTCGATTTGGGCAGCAAGGTGTGAAGACAAATCAGACTGTAGGGCAGCGCAAAGCCTTTAAGTCTCGTCATGCAAAGAACATCAGCAAAGGTAAGATGTCTGCAGCTTATTGGGCTGATAAAGTTAAGTGGTCGCCAAGCAAGACAAAGTCTAGCTCAACTAAGTGGAAGAAAGGTTCATGACTATCTCTCGCGCACAGATGGGTAGTCAGCTAACGGGGAACAGAATGCCAGTCAAAAAAGTAAAAGGTGGTTATAAGTTCGGAAGCTCAGGTAAGGTTTACCCTACCCGTGCAGGTGCGGAGCGTCAGCAACGCGCAGCTTATGCCAACGGATACAAGGGTATGGCTGCTGGCGGTAAAGTTCCTTCAGGTTATCATCGTATGCCTGATGGCAGCATTATGAAAAATTCTGATCACAAGATGGCGCATGGTGGTTATGTTTCTACTGGTGATGATGCTAAAGACCTTGAGACTATTCGTATGGGCAAAGGTGGTAAGACCAAGAGCCGTGTGAATGAAGCTGGAAACTATACAAAGCCAGGGATGCGTAAGAGTCTGTTTAATAAGATTAAAGCTGGTGGCAAAGGCGGAAAACCTGGTCAGTGGTCAGCCCGTAAGGCTCAGATGTTGGCAAAGCAGTACAAAGCAGCAGGGGGTGGATATAAAAACTAATGGCCTTAAAGAAGTCGCAGAAAAGCCTCAAGTCTTGGACAAAGCAGAAATGGCGTACTAAAAGTGGCAAACCGTCTACCCAAGGTGCTAATGCTACTGGTGAACGGTATCTACCTTCTTCGGCTATTAAGTCTCTTAGCAGCAGTGAGTATGCAGCTACCACAAGAGCAAAACGACAAGGCACTAAGGCAGGTAAGCAGTATGTGGCTCAACCTAAAAAAGTTGCAGAGAAAACCAAACGACACAGAAGTGTAGTGACATAGGATAACGTCATGGCAGTAGTAACACCAGATTTACCAGAACTCTTTGAGGAAGCATATGAGCGGGCTGGGCTTACTATGCGTACTGGCTATGACCTTAAAACAGCACGAAGAAGTCTTAACCTTTTAACACTGGAGTGGCAGAACCGTGGTCTTAATCTCTTCACTATTGAAGCGGGTACAATCGCTGTTACAGCAGGTACGGCAACGTATACCCTTCCTTCGGACACAATCGACATCATCGAACACCAAATCAGAACAGGCACAGGCACGAACCAAACAGACACGACCCTCGAAAGGATCAGTGTCTCAACCTACGCCCAGCAAACCAACAAAAACACGCAAGGTAGGCCGACCCAAATCTACGTCCAAAGGCTCCCAACGGAAACAAAAGTAACATTGTGGCCTGTGCCAGATAGCACAGCGACTTACACTATTGCCTACTATAGGCTCAAAGGCATTGATGGACTATCTTCTGGTGTTGGTGATTCGGTAACATCTGTCCCACCAAGATTTGTTCCGTGTCTTGTTACAGGAATGGCATACTATATCGCCATGAAAAGACCTGAAGTTTCTGGCAGAGTTGCTGCCTTGAAGCAAGAATACGAATTTCAATTCCAGCTTGCTGCGGACGAAGATACAGAGACAGCTTCAATTAAGTTTGTTCCGTATGACACATTTATGATAGGTGGCGCATGAGCTACGCTAAAGGTAAATACGCTTTTGGATTTTGCGACAAGACTGGATTTAGGTATCCATTGAGAGACCTAGTTCCAGAATTCAATAACGGAGTTAGAACAGGATTCCTTGTAGGAAGAGATGTTGCCGATCCCGATCAACCTCAAAATTTCTTAGGTCGGGTAAAAATATTTGACCCTCAATCACTACAGAATCCTAGACCAGATAGGGCAGAGATTGAGAGCCGTGGTTTATTTGGATGGAACCCCGTATGGAATGATGCGCAATACATGACAGCGCAAGTAGGAAGTGTTAATATATCTACATCATAGGAGAATAGATATGCCAGGAAAAATGTATGATGCCATGAAAAAGCCTATCGCAATGAAAGAAGGCGGTAAGTTAAAGATGGTAAACAAAAATGGTGAACAGGTTCCTTTCTTTGCGGCAGACGGTGTTGGCAAGATGGGATATGGCGGAAAAACGAAGAAGATGCGCGATGGCGGCGGCATGTGTCGTGGAATGGGTGCTGCCACTAAGGGTGGCAACTACAAGATGGGATAAGTTCAAATGAACTATTCTGAGCTAGTACAGGCAGTCAAAGACTACACTGAAAACACGGAAACAACTTTCGTGAACAACATCAATTTGTTTATTCGTCAGGCAGAAGAGCGGATAAACAGAGATGTTCAGATACCTGAACTTCGAAAGAACGTCACGGGTAATGTGTCTGCCAGCAATCAGTACCTAGCTCGACCCTCTGACTTTCTGTCAACATTCTCTCTTGCTGTAATAGATGGAAGCAACAACTTCACATATCTTTTGGAGAAAGAAGTTAACTTTATCAGAGAGGCATATCCTAGTGCTTCTACTGAAGGGCTTCCAAAGTACTATGCAAACTTTGATGGTGAGAAGTCAGGATCGAATGGAAACTTTATACTGGGTCCAACTCCAGATGCAGCATATAATATAGAGCTGCATTATTACTATGATCCACCTTCAATCGTTACCTCTACGACATCTTGGCTTGGCGACAACGCCGAAACCACTCTTCTTTACGGCACCCTTTATGAGGCGTATACGTTTATGAAAGGTGAGCCAGATGTTCTGCAGAACTATCTACAGAGGTATCAGTCAGCGCTTATGAACATGGCTTCTCTTGGTGTGATGATTAAGAATGACTCTTATAGAGAGGACGCGGCATAATGGCTATTACTCAAACAACATGTACTTCTTTCAAGAAGGAATTGCTTGAGGCTGTACATAACTTTACATCTCATACCTTTAAGATTGCACTGTACACGGATTCTGCTGATCTTGGCGCGGGAACCACAGTTTACTCTACAACGAATGAGATAACAAATACTTCGGGGACTGCTTACACGGCAGGGGGAAAGGCACTAACCACTATAGCGCCAACAAGTTCAGGGACTGTTGCGTTTGTGGATTTCGAGAATATCAGTTGGACAAGTGCTTCGTTTACGGCACGAGGTGCGCTGATATATAATTCTTCTGCTTCTAATAAAGCTGTCGCTGTGTTAGATTTTGGAAGTAATCGTGTAGTTTCGAACGATACGTTTGAGGTTCAGTTCCCAGTATCTTCTGCTACGACAGCTATAATTAGGATATCATAGGAGTTTACTTATGGCTAGTTTCACAAAGGTAAACGATTTCGTCGTAAACCTAGCAAATGCAATGGACTTGGATGCGGATACCTTAATCGTAGCCTTGTCGAACACAGACCCAACTTCAGGAACAGACGTTACTGCAGACGGTAACGGTATCTTGGCTAACGTGTCTCAGATTAGTTATACCAACTTGTCTTCACGCACATTGGCAAACGTCACATCTACGCAGACATCAGGCACATATAAGTTGTCTGCTGACGACTTGACGCTTACTGCATCAGGCGGTTCAGTCGCTGCTTTCCGTTACATTGTAATTTACAATGATACAGTGACATCACCTGCAGACCCAGTGATTGGATATTACGATTACGGTACATCGTTGACTCTAAATGACGGTGACACGTTTACTATCGATATAGGTACAAACGGTATCCTGACACTAACATAAGGATAGCTTGTCGTGGCGAAGCTTTTTAATAGGGCAAAGATGACGACTGCCAGCACGGGGACTGGCACCGTCACACTAGGGAGTGCCGCTTCTGGCTTCCAAACCTTTGCGGCAGCGGGGGTATCTGACGGTGATGTTGTTCAGTACGTCATCGAAGAAGGTACAAACTTCGAAATAGGGACAGGAACGTACACAGCTACTGGAACGGCACTTACCCGTTCGCCTTCAGAAAGCAGCAACGGCGGGAGTGCCATAAGTCTCGCTGGCGATGCAACTGTATCTATTACATCTGTAGCTGCTGACTACACTAGAATCCAGAATGCAGGAAATACCAAAGTAGAGGCCACGGCTACGGGAGCAACTGTTACTGGAAATATTGTTGTTAGTGGCACTGTTGATGGCAGGGATGTAGCTGGTGATGGCACAAAGCTAGATACCATAGAATCCTCTGCTGATGTAACAGATAGCGCCAATGTTGGTACATCTCTTACTGGATTTCCTACAGATACAGACGCAGCAAGTTCTGATCTTATTCCTGTTTATGACACGACTGCAGCTCGTTGGGAAAAGCAAACTATTGCAAATGCAGCTTTAGTTGGTCCGACTGGTCCTACTGGGCCAACTGGCCCTACAGGACCGCAAGGCGCGACTGGTGATACTGGACCCACTGGTCCTACTGGCCCCACTGGCGCTAAAGGACAAAAAGGAGAAATAGGCGGAACTGGTCCAACAGGACCAACGGGTCCAACGGGGGCGAAGGGGCAAAAGGGTGAGGTTGGCGCGACAGGTTCGACTGGACCCACTGGTCCAACAGGAGCTACTGGCCCCACAGGTGCGACTGGACCTACAGGTCAAAAGGGTCAGAAAGGTGAGGTTGGAGCAACTGGTCCCACGGGTCCGACTGGGCCGCAAGGAGCTACGGGTCCAACTGGTCCAACTGGTCCACAAGGCCAGAAAGGTCAAAAGGGGGATACTGGCTCTACTGGACCTACTGGCTCTACTGGACCCACTGGTCCTACTGGTCAAAAAGGCCAGAAAGGAGAAGTAGGTGCAACTGGTCCTACAGGCTCTACTGGACCCACTGGACCGACTGGTCCTACTGGGCCAACTGGGCCTACAGGTCAGAAAGGCCAAAAGGGACAAACGGGTGACACTGGTCCAACGGGACCAGCGGGTTCTACGGGTCCGACTGGTCAGAAAGGTCAGAAAGGCGAGCCAGGCGCAACTGGTCCAACAGGCCCAACTGGTCCTACTGGTCCGACTGGTCCTGCGGGACCAAACACTGTTACTGATATATACCTTGCAAACGCTATTTATCACACAGGCGACACCAACACCTATATGCAGTTCCACACCAACGATCAGTGGCGTGTTGTTGTTGCTGGTTCAGAACGGCTAGAGGTTAAGAGCACTTCGCCACATGTGCTTGTCACTGGCGACTTGAACAGTACATCAGACGCTCAACTAAAAGAAAACGTAGAGCCTATCTCAAACGCCCTGTTGGACATCACGCAGCTTGAGGGTGTTTCGTTTAATTGGAGAGACACAGGCACACGAGGTCATGGCTTTATCGCGCAGCAGGTTGAGCCTATCTTGCCAGATGTTGTTCAGACAGACGAAAGAACAGGAATGAAATCAATCAACTACGTTGGGATGATTGGTCACTTGGTTGAGGCAATCAAGGACTTGAAAGACAAAGTAGATAAACTGGAATGCTAATAGTATAAGGAGATACGAAGATGGCATTACAAGTGGGCGGCACAACCGTCATTGATAACAGCCGCGTTTTACAAAACGTCACTGGTCTTAAAACAATCAATAGTAACAGCATACTTGGATCGGGTGACATCACGATCAGCGCTGATGACGTTAAGGCAGACGGTTATGCTTACGCTAATAATAATCAGTATGGTCTAAAAAGTAATTCGCCTGGATTTAATGTTGGGAAGTATATAACATCGGGTAACAGCGCAACCGCAGGGTCGTTCAACACTGGCTCCTTCACCACTGGGACTAACCAGTCAGGTTATGTTCACTGCGTTTTTGCCGTAAGAACTGGTTAAATGGAACTGTTAGAAGCGTGGGGTGTACCTGTCTTGGCAGGTAAGCTAGAAAACCTCGATGTTGAACAGGCATACGAATACGTTGCTGCTCAACACTTTGAATATACAGGTGAAGGGTCTGGGGGCTGCCAAACCGCAAACAATCATTTATTAGACGATGAGGAATTGCATGATGTACGTGAATTAATTTTGCTACATTCTAAACTGTATTTAGATTGTTTGGGTCATGCATATGAGGACTTGTTCGTTTGCAATTCATGGGGCATGAAACTGAAGCCTTATGAAAATATAGTACCGCATCGCCATACTAATTCTTACATTAGTGGTGTTCTATACTTAACAACAGGACAACCATTGCATTTGCACAGGCCGTGGGATACACACGAAATGTTTATGCTCACGCCAAATATACCTTTCGATGCAGAAAATGGTTTGACGCAAAGCACAAAGCAGTTTCATCCAGAGCCTTGTAGCTGCATTATAATGCCTTCTGGGCTTACACATCATGTTGGTGCTGTGGCAAAATCAAAAGTAGATGATCGTTATTCGATAGCTTTTAATATTTTGCCATTGGGAGAATTCGGTCACAATGGAAAATTAGTTTCTTTTGAGGGGAAAGGTTATGACTGACAGTACACAAACGGAATGGGTATGGTTGCTATACGAACATGACAACGACAATTTTATACGACAGTTGACAATTACATCGTATGAACCAGACCTTACTAGCTTTCCATCTGATGTGACATATGTTGAAATAACGCAAGAATTGCACGACAGTATGCATGACTACTTACGTTATAAGTACAACTCTGATGGAACTGTCACAGAAGTTGATCACAATAATTATATGTCTCAATATCAAAGATGGAACCGCCAGCAGTTATTGGAAGAAACGGATATTTATGCGGTAGGTGATCGTCCTATGTCCGATGAAATGAGAGCTTATCGTCAAGCATTGCGGGATGTACCGCAGCAAGAAGGCTTCCCAGATAATGTAGTGTGGCCCACAAAACCAGAGTAATTTGCAATGAAAAAAGTAAAATACTCGTGCTGGCAACCAATGGTGAATGGTGTTCCAGTTACAGGATATCATTTTGATGCAGAGGATTGGCTTAATCTTTGGACCCAATATCCTGCTATTAAAACAAATAAATGGTATAACAGCTTGCCAAATCGAACAAGTGAAGTTTTTAATCGGGCGAAAGCAAAGATTGAAAAGATGAGGCGTGACAGATTGGGTTTACAAAATAGCTACCTAAACCCCACTGTAAACACAGCACGTATTTGTCCAAATATTCGTGAGTTTTTATCCAGATGTATGGTTGTTCGTGCGCCTATGGATATGCACTTTGCAAGGGCAGAAGGTAACTTAGGTCACCACTATGGTCATGATTACTATTATGAAATGGAGATTACTGACCCACATTTATTTCATTCAGAATCGCATGAGCCTGTGCAATTTAGGTCGGATGCATGTAATACTTTCCAAGATCATATAAACATAAAGATCCCTACTAGGATCGCACTGGATTTGCCAAAGGGAATGCAATGTATGTTTTTGCAGCCTTTTTATGACAATCCAAACGCACCGTTTCAGCAAATTCCTGGTGTATTTACGGAGCCTTTAAACCATGCGGCAAACATAATTGTAAACTGGATGGTACATAAGGATGTAGAAGATTTTATTGTCAACAAGGGTGATGCGTTAATGTATGTGTACTTCCCTGAGCGTGTGAAATTTGTGAAGCATGACTCACAAGAGGGTATGATAAAAACTAAATGGAATAAGCCCAAAGGCTTAGTTTCAACAGAAGTGCAAAAGAAATGCCCGATGGAGATTAAATAATGGGAGAAACCAATGATACGACAAAATTGGAGAATGTGGCCTAGCTCAATAAATGTTTCTACAATATTAGAACAGCCAGAAACAAAGAAAGTAAATCAAGCGTCTACGTTTGGTGGGGAAAATCTAGAATATCGTCGTAGTCGCGTAGCCTGGCTCACAGGTAATCAGGAAGTGCAATCTCTTCTTGAGCCATATGTAGCAGAGGCTAGAACAATTATGGGCATTAATGTAGAATTCAATGCTGAGATGCAGTTTACAGAATATCACGCCTCAGAAGGTGGCAAGTATGATTGGCATCATGATGTAGATTGGAACAACAATGACGGTACAGATCGCAAGCTATCATTGACGGTGCAGTTAAGTGATCCATCTGATTATGATGGTGGAGATTTTGAGTTTTCAGAAGTTGAGCAACTGCCAATAGCTGCCAAAAAGCAAGGGACTGTTATGGTATTTCCTAGCTATCTTGCACACAGGGTTACACCCGTAACTAGGGGCGTTCGTCGATCTCTCGTTGCTTGGTTCTCTGGTCCAACATGGCGATAATATATCAGATAAGCCTACATGGTTCTGCATTCGATGTTCGAGACTTGTCGTGGCAGGAGGCTAAATCACAAAGTGGGTGCAAGCCAGATGCAGAATGGTTGGACCCTATACACAAACGATCTTTGTTAAAGGGGGAGTTTGGCTGCGCGGTAAGTCATTTACGTGTATGGGAGCGAATAGTTCAATCGAACTTAAATGGGATTATCTTAGAAGAAGATGCTGTCTTTGATTCTATTGATGTTGGGCATGTAGATTCTTTATTGGCAAGATGTGATAGCGTATGGTTGGGTTATCGCTGGAATGACATGGGATATTGGTACAACTGTCATGCTTATGCGCTATCCCCAAGAACAGCAAAGCACTTGATCGAAGGCTTTAAAGATAGCATTATACCTGTAGATGAGTGGGTTCCTTCTAAGCTGAAGGGTAAAAATAATTACTTCTATAAAGATGAAGTGGTCAAACAAATCCCACGAGACATTAGGCCGTCTACAATAGAGGAGACAGAAGTGTTAAGTGGTGGGGTAAATTTTAAGATTGTGACTGTTGCTACAGAGCCAGAAAAGATGTGGGCTTTAGAGCAGTCAGCAAAGAAGTACGGGGTAGAAGTACATAACTTAGGTAAAGATCATCCTTGGAGAGACCCTATGGATGGGCTTGCTGGGATGCCAAAGATACAACTTGTGAATGAATACTTGGCTACTTTGCAGGACGATGATGTGGTCTTGTTTATGGACGGGTACGACACGTTCTTTGCAGATGATCCTAAAGTTGTTTTAGAAAGATACTTACAGTTTGGCGCTGATATTGTGTTTGGTGCTGAAAGCGAACACTGGCCTTTAGTTGATGATGAGTTCATGCGTAACAAGTGGCCTGATACTGGGACACCTTACAGATATTTAAACAGCGGTCTTTACATTGGCAGAGCTAAAGCTCTTCACGCATTTATTTCACAGAATGCGCCTAACGAATCAAACAAAGATGACCAGCTTTACTGTCAGTTGAGATACCTCAAAACGCTGCCGCCTCAAATAGTGGATAAGGGTTATCGTTTTCCATACACAGTAAAGTTAGATACTGAAGCGTACATCTTTCAGAACCATGAACCAAACATACGTGTCGTAGAGGGGCAGCTTTGGAACGATGTTACAGGTTGCTGCGGCTGCATATATCACGGCAATGGCGGTGCGGATGCAAAGGCTCTTTTTGTTTCTATGGCTAAAAGGTTTGGTCTAGTTGAAAGGGCACAGCCTGTAAGTCCGTACTATTTAACTTTGGACTATGATGAAGTTGGCCCAGATATTCTTGTTACTGATTTCCTATCTCAACGGCAATGTGATTTCTTAATTCAGAAATCTGAAAGCTATGGCGGCTGGAGTCAAATGGATGGGGATAAGTTCCCCGCTCAAGAGATACGCATTCGCAAGATGGGTTTGTGGCACGAATATGAAAGGCTGTGGGCAGAAAAGCTGGCAAAGATATGTGAGCAGTACTGGACCCCAGAAGCTTACGTTGGTTTACGCGATGCGTTTACTATGAGGTATTCTATGGACACACAGACAACTCTGGGTCTGCATACAGACGCTTCATTGTTTACTGGTAGCGTAAAGCTTAACGACAATTATTCTGGGGCCGAACTCATATTCCCACGTCAAAACTTCACAAACAAAGACGTTCCTGTAGGTAAGTGTATATTATTCCCAGGCATGGTAACTCATGGGCATTCAGTCAATGAGCTTTTGGAGGGCGTTAAGTACAGTCTCACTATGTGGACGAGCAGGTACAAAGGCGACCTAAATGAATAAGTTTTTTGTTGAGATTGGCGCTGCTAATTTTGATACTCTCCTGCCCTTAGCCCAGATGGGTTGGAGCGGAATTGTTGTAGAGCCTGTGCCTCGTCTTTATGAAGAATGCAAAAGAATGTTTGCTAATTATGATGTCACAGTGGTTCAAGCTGCTGTGTCTGATTACAATGGGGAAATAGACTTTGCAGTAGCACGAGATGACGGCTCTTGGTTGTCTGGGTGTTCTCATGTCGTAAGTGATAATCACTTAGGTTACAAACTTAGCACAAGTCCAGACAGGGTCGGTGACTTTGACGAAAGAATAGTTGTTCCTTGCATTACGCTAGACACATTATTGCAGGGCGTAGATTCCGTAGACCTTATGAAAGTAGATGCCGAAGGCCATGAAAACAATATCTTTAATAGATATTCGTTTCGCATAAAGCCTTCAGTTGTAAAGATTGAACACAAGCACATAGATGACAAGTTGCTAGTCAGAAATTTAGAATCCAATGGGTATTTGGTTTGGACGGAAAAAGATGATATATATGGGATAATCTAACAAAGGACACTTTGTATGCTTACCCAACGCCCCATAGCCAGCGCCCCGATAGGCGCGTCTGGTAATTCTGCTTTCAATATTGATTTGGTCAGCGGCACCTTTACGCTCAGTATGCATGGTGCTGCAAAGCTAATTACAAATGTCAAAGAAACAGGCGTATTTACCTTAGACGGTAGAGCTATAACATTCACAATAGCGCTGAATGTAAACGCCGACTCTGGTTCGTTTGCCTTAACTGGACAAGACGTGAACCTAAGACGCGGCAAGGTTATGACCGCTGATAGCGGCTCGTTTACTTATACGGGCTATGCTATTGGAAACCAAATAGCGTTGAGTGTTGACCTAGCGTCAGGCACATTCACAATAACTGATCAGGATGCTGCAGTAACCGCACAGCTAAACATGGATGCGGATTCTGGTACGTTTACTTATACTGGTCAGACTATCAGAAGGCAGCGTACTGAGGTAACTCAATCAGGAACCTTCACACTTACAGGACAAGATGTAGGCACCCGTATAGCCTTAAATGAATCTCTTGAGGCTGGCTCCTTCTCCATAACAGGACGAGATATAACTGGCGATATAACTGAAGTTGTTACGTCTGGTTCATTTACCTTAACTGGTAATGATGCTGATTTCGCAAAGGCAATGAATATAGATGCGGCTTCGGGATCGTTCTCTCTTGCGGGTCAGGATGCTTCATTTGCTATAGCAATGAATGTCGATTTGGACTCTGGTACGTTTGTTCTTACTGGGCAAGATATTACCGAAGACATTACTGAAGTCATAGAGGCTGGATCATTTATCCTTACAGGGCAAGATGCTTCTGTTAATGCGCAGCTAAATATTTCTGCTGATTCAGGTTCGTTTACACTGACAGGCCAAGACGCGACATTTGTTGTTGCCATCACTATGAGCGCAGAGAGTGGAACATTTGTTCTAACTGGTCAGGATATACCGAAGTCCATCTCAGAACTCCTAGAGTCTGGAACATTTACATATACTGGTCAGGATATATCGTTCAAGCAAGGTGTGTTCTCTGGCAGCTTTGAACTTGTTGTTGGCTTATCAAGTGTCACTGTCTATGGTGAACTTATCCCAAGTCAGAATCCAAACTATACAGATATAACAAATTCAGATGATCCAAACTGGCAACTTGTTGCTTAAAACTCAAATTGCACGTATACTTTGTGCAACTCAAATTAGTTCAATAGAACTTTAGAGAAGGTTCGATATGGCTTCATATACAAATATCAGTGGCGTCAAACTTATAACAACTGGCGATGAAGCTGGTACGTGGGGGGCCAGTACAAACACAAACTTAGAGATATTAGACGCTGCGTCTAAAGGTTTTAAGAAGATTACCATGACAGACGCAGACTATACTCTGCCTCTGGACAACAACCCTAGTGCCGTTGAGAATGGTCATTATGCAGGTATTGAGTTTGCTGGTGCCAACTCTGCCGAAAGAACTATCACACTAGAGCAAAACGATCATACACTTGTATATACGTTCCTTAATAACACAGGTCAGAACTTAGTTATTAAGCAGGGCGATGGGTCTGGTGGAACGGTTACGATAGCTGATGGCTTTAGTGCTATGGTATTCTGTGATGGCGCTGGCACTGGGGCAAAGGTTACGGATGTATCTTCGGCAGCTAAGGCTCAAGCTTTAGCAAACTCAAGAAACTTTTCTATTACTGGTGATATCACAGCGGCAGCGGTTGCATTTGATGGCACGGGTAACGTGGCTTTAAGTGCTGCAATAACAGCCGATACGATTGTAAACGCTGATATCAAGTCGGACGCTGCGATTGCAGACACCAAGCTGGCAACAATATCTACAGCAAGTAAAGTCTCAAACTCAGCTACGACTGCAACGGATGCTAACACTGCGAGTGCTATTGTTGCGCGGGACGCTAGTGGAAACTTTAGTGCTGGAACAGTTACCGCAGCTTTAACTGGTAACGTCACAGGTAACGTGACGGGTAACGTGACTGGTAATGTTACAGGAGATTTAACAGGTAATGTGACGGGCAATGTGACTGGATCGTCTGGCTCAACAACAGGAAACGCCGCTACTGCCACAGCGTTACAGACCGCAAGAACTATTGCGGGCCAATCTTTTAATGGAACCGCAAATATATCAATAGCTCCAACAGACTTAACAGGCGTAACTTCTACCGCAGCAGAGATAAACATCTTAGATGGAGCAACTCTTACGACTACTGAGTTGAATTATGTGGATGGAGTTACATCTGCAATTCAAACTCAGCTTGATGCTAAAGCCGCTTTAGCTGGTGCCAGTTTTACTGGAGCTGTGGATGTAGACGCTGCCGTAACGGCAAATAGCTTTGCCCTTGATAATGGCGCAAACGACTGGACGTTCGAAGTTTCTTCTAACAAGCTAATTATTAAATATAGTGGCACCGCCAAGATGGAACTTGATACATCAGGAAACTTAAAGGTCACTGGTGATGTGACAGCATTTGGAACAATAAGCTAATGGCTCTACCCTCTTCAGGCACAATATCTTTAGGTGACATCCAAACTGAGTTTGGCGGCACTAATCCTATTAGTATGTCTGAATACTATCGTGGGGGTTCTTTTGTTACCGACAACAACACTAATGTGCCAACATCTGGAACCATAGATTTCTCTGATTTTTATGATGGGGTAAAACAGTTTAGTTACACATTCTCTTCCAACACACAAGAGGTTGATTTAAACACCACTCTTACTTCTGCTGGATGGAATGGGTCCGACGTTGTTCTCGTAACTATAAACAGCGGCGTTTATATTTGGTCAGATAGTACATCAACGGCTGCTTTAACTATTTCATCTGCCCTGAATGGACTGCTTACCATTACAAACAACGGGTATATTATTGGTCGTGGTGGCGGCGGCGGTACTGGGTCAAGTGGCGCATCGCAAAACGGGGCAAATGGTGGTGCAGCTATATCTAATAGTGCAACGGGTGTCACGCTAACAAACGCTTTAGGCGCATTTATTGCGGGGGGTGGCGGCGGCGGCGGTGCGGCAGCGCGAAATGGTCGTGTTGCAGGTGGCGGCGGTGGCGCGGGTGGCGGAGCAGGGGGCGCAGGTGGGTCACAGGCAGGTGGTGCAGGTGGGACAATTGGACTAGCAGGAAGTAACGGCGTGGATGCAGGCGGTCCAAGTCAAGCCGCTGGTGGTTCTGGCGGCGGTTCTGGCGGCGGCGGTGCGCAGTCTGACGGTGATGGAAGCGATCAAGGTGAAGCTGGCGGCGGCGGAGGCGGTCGCATATTGCCAGGTACAGGCGGTGCTGGCGGAAACGATGGTTCTTTCTTTCGTGGTGGTGACGGTGGGGATGCGGGCAGCGCAGGAAGCAACGGCACTGGCTCTGGCGGTGGCGGAGGCGGGGGCGGCTGGGGTGCTAGTGGCGGAAACGGCAGTGGTGACACTCAAGGTAGCGGCGGTACTGGTGGTGCAGCTATCTCAGGTACAGCCATTGCTACATACACTAACAACGGCACAGTTTATGGATCAACAGCATGAGTTTTACAGAGCTAAGATTTAAACCTGGGATCAATAAAGAAATAACTCCGTATTCTGAAGAAAACGGATGGGTGAATTGTGACAAAGTTAGGTTTCGTTTTGGTTATCCAGAAAAGTTAAATGGTTGGGAAAAGAATAGTACAAATTCTTTTCTTGGAAATTGCCGTGGCCTTCATGAATGGGTTGCTCTCAGTGGTGAAAAGTTTTTAGGTGTTGGTACACAGTTAAAATACTACATAAAGCAAGGTACTGATTACAACGATATCACACCTATAAGGCTTACGACTGGTGCGGGCGATGTTACTTTTGCAGCCACCAATGGGTCTTCTACTATTACGGTCACAGAAGTGAACCACGGTGCCGTTGAGAATGATTTCGTTACGTTTAGTGGGGCAGCTAGTCTAGGCGGCAACATTACCGCAGATATACTAAATCAAGAGTATCAAATTGTAAGCATTACTGACGGTAACACATATACAATCCAAGCCAGAACTGTAAGTACGATATCTAGTATAACAGAAAACGGAGCGCTGAACCCCACGTTAGTCACGGCAGATTCTAGTGATACAGGAAATGGCGGTGCATCTGTAGTTGGCGCATACCAAATAGGCACAGGTCTTAATTCTTCTGTTGCTGGCACTGGTTGGGGCGCAGGTTTGTTTGGCGGTACTAACAACGGCGCACTACAGACAACTCTCAATGAAGGTGGGACACTTAGTGACAGCGATACTACAATTACTGTTACGTCTGCCACGGGGATTGCAGCAAGCGATGTAATCTTAATCGGTGGAACTGAGCTTGTTTTGGTTGGTGGGGTTAGCTCAAATGATCTTACTGGATGTACTCGTGGTCACAATGGCACACCCGCTTCATCTCACGCAGATGGTTCTGTAGTTCGCCTAACAGAGGGCAATGCCGATAGCGCAGACGATTTTAATGGGTGGGGCGAGGGCGTTGCCACAGGCACTCAAACAGCCACAACAGGTCTAAGAATATGGTCACATGACAATTTCGGAGAAGACTTGATCTTCAACGAGCGCAACGGTCAAGTGTTCTACTGGGATAAAACAAATGGCGTGACAACTCGTGGTGTAGAGCTTTCCACACTTTCAGGAACGCCACGGTCTGTTCCGCAAAAGTGCGCTCAAATCTTGCTGTCGGACAGAGACAGGCACGTAATTGCTTTTGGCTCTGATGGCTTGGGCGCTTCATCTGATACGCAGGGCGATGGCACACAAGACCCCATGCTGATTAGATTCTCTAGTCAGGAAAACCCAATAGACTGGTATCCAACAGATACAAACACCGCTGGTGATTTGAGGATCGATACAGGATCAAGGATTGTTCAGGCTGTTGAGACACGCCAACAAATCGCTGTATTTACAGATACCGCTGTGTACGCCATGCAGTTTATTGGTCCACCTTTTACCTTTGGTATAAATTTAGTTTCGTCAAACATAACTATCGCAAGTCCAAAAGCAGCCATCGCTGTAAACGATATTGTTTATTGGATGGGCAATGCAGAATTCTACAGCTATGCGGGTGCGGTTCAAAGAATACCATGCACTGTTCGTGATTACGTCTTTGATGACTTCAATACCAGCCAGATAGAAAAGGTTGTAGCGGGTTCAAACGTATCGTTTGCAGAGGTTTGGTGGTTCTATCCATCTGCGGATTCAGAAGAAAACGATAGGTATGTAGTCTACAACTACCAAGAAAACATTTGGTATATCGGCACACTATCAAGAACAGCTTGGCTAGATCGTGGAATTAGTAGCTTGCCAGTTGCTACGGGCAATGATGGGTATTTGTACAATCATGAAACAGGTGCAAAAGCTGACGGTCAAGCAATGACTGCCTACATAGAATCTGGGGATATGGGTATTTCTGACGGCAACAACTTCAGCTTTATAAGCCGTGTCATACCTGACTTAAACTTTAGAGAAACTAACGTAAACGATACCACGGTAAACTTTGTATTGAATGCAAAAAATGCCCCAGGTCAGGTCAATCAACAGACTGACACAAACACAGTTACAAAGACATCTAATGTTCCAGTTGACCAATACACGAACCAGTATCAGACTAGGTTGAGAGGTAGAAGTTTTACCTTCAAGGTAGAATCAACCGATGCAGATGTGCTATGGAGACTTGGAATCCCAAGGATAGACATAAGGCAGGACGGTAGAAGATGAGTATAGCACCAGTACCATATTTTCCTGTGCCACCTGTACAGTATTCGCCACAGTACATGGCAGAGGTCACGAGGGCGTTTGCTACTTTTGCGCTGCAGATGACAAACCCTGCCATAGCAAAACCTGTGCTTATAGAGATTCCAACGTCTGCTCAGTCTGGTGACGAGGTGGGGACCGTTTACGAGACCGAAGGCGTACTGAGAATAAAATCCGCTACATCCGCTGACAATACTGTTGGCATACCATTACCAAGTTATACGGTGGCTACGTTGCCAACTGTGGAGACAGGCACACTAATATACGTTTCTGATGGGGCTGCTGGCAGTCCTGTTGTTGCGTTTGGTGACGGGTCCAACTGGCTGCGTGTCGATACTAGAGCCGCCGTTTCTACTTAGGAGATCACTATGGCACACACGATTATAGACAACTACAAGGTTTTCCCCAGACTGATGATGTTGGTTGTAACTATACTGACCTATCAAAGCGTCCACTGGTATATGTCTTTGCCTGATCCAACCAATGGGCAGGCTGGTCTTGTATCTGTCTGCATGGGCGCACTCACTGGCTGCTTCGGCATCTGGATGAACAAAGAAGCTAAGACAGATCGCGGAGTAGTATAATGCCACTCGTTATTCAGTCAGGACAACCAGTTTCACAGGGTGTTTATACGGCACCAACCTCTCCGAAACCGCCAGAGCCAAAGGAAAAGAAGGGTGGTATCTTTAATAGTGGGTACATCAGTTTCAAAGATATGTTTGATGGCGGTGGCCCAGGCCGTAGTGGTGCTAGATTTTCTAGCGCAGATACAGGTGCATACGACACTAACAAAGACAACTACATATCTGAAGCCGAATACGCTGCAGCATCAAGCAGTCCAAATTTCTCACAGACTCAAGGCGGTATAGCAGCCTTATCAAACTTTATTGGAGCCAGACCTCGTGGTTCATATGGACGTGAACGCGCTCTTGGCCCAAGCGGAACCAACATTGGCACATCAGGTATTGCAAATTACATTGCTGGCGGCGGAATGTTTGGACCTATGCTTGGTGGTGGACCTACTAGATTTCAGCAAGCATACCCAGAAATGGATCAAGGCAAGATGTTCACCATCCAAAACTTGATAGCTTCTGGAATGACACCAGAACAGGCTGCGGCATATGTCGGAGCTAACAATACTGGAGGCTCTATCATAAAGCCTATGCTCAAACCAACAGTAGGTATGAACATGGGCGGCTTGATGGCATTACGTGACTACAACATGGGTATGCAGATGGGCATGGGGCAGTCGGTATGATACAGGCACTGATAGGACCACTGACTGAACTAGCGGGTGGATGGCTCAAAGGCAAGGCTGATGCGCAAGCTGCCGCTGCAAATCTGAAGCTTGTAGAGGCAGAAGCGAAAGCGACCATAATGAAGTCCGCCGCTACATCGGAAGCGGAGTGGGAAAAGATCATGGCGCAAGGCACCATGAACTCGTGGAAAGACGAGTATCTGGTCTTACTTTTCAGTATTCCGCTAATCCTCTGTTTTACAGGAGATTGGGGGCGCACCACGGTAGCAGAAGGCTTCGCTGCTTTGGAGACAATGCCAGAGTGGTATCAATATACGTTGGGTGTAATCGTAGCTAGTAGCTTTGCCGTGCGGTCAGCAACTAAATTCTTTGGGGGTAAGAAATGAGTTTTAAGTTAAGCAGACGTAGCCTAGATCGTCTTGAGGGTATCGACGATAGACTACAAGAAGTTGTGAAGATGGCTATCACGCTCACGAAGACCGACTTCGGGGTGGTGCAAGGAATGAGAACCATCGAACAGCAGAAGGAGTTGGTTGCCAAAGGTGCCAGTAAAACGATGAAGTCGAAGCACCTTGAGGGTAAGGCTTTTGACATTATGGCCTTTGTAAATGGCAGAGCTAGTTGGGAATTGAATTTGTATGATGATCTAGCCGATGCAATCAAGGAAGCTGCTATACATCTAGGCGTACCGATTTGTTGGGGTGCGGCATGGGGTACTGCTGATATGCCATATCCTATGGACATTCGTAAGTGGGATGGCACAATGGAAGAAGCAATGAATGCCTACATAGACTTGCGTCGATCTCAAGGACGTAGACCGTTTATCGACGGACCACACTTTGAATTGATAGGTTAGTCGAATGATGGTAAAGTGCAATTGAACTAATTGAGAGGTCTCAATGTTACCGTTTCTTTTTAGCTTAGGACTGCCCGCTCTTGCTCCAAGTATAGGACTTGGTGGACTCTCTGGTGCCGCTCTTGCTGGCATGGGTGCTGGCCTTGGCTCTTTTCTTGAAACAGGTGACGTTGGTAAAGGCATAAAAACTGGTATGCTGTCTTTCTTGGGTGGCAAACTTCTAGGTGGCTTAGGCGGTGGTGTAGCGGGCTTAAAGGATACAGCGGCTGGCAATGCAGTGCTGTCAGGAAAAGCTCAGGCGGCTATGAGTCAAGGTGCATTCCAAGAGGCAGTCAAAGCTGCTGGGACTAAGGTTCCATTCTCAGGAATACTTGGTGAAAACGTGGGTTCTGCCATTCTGCAACCTGGGATTATGACTGCAGCAGGTCTAAGTTCTGCTGTAAGTGCAGCGCAGCAAGAGCCAGAAAAGGGAAAAGATGGTGAAAGATTTGAACCACCTCTACCAACATCGCTAAAAAGACAGGTAACTATAGGTGATCCTCTCGAAGGTTCTGGTGAGCAAACTTACTTTGACTACACGTATAGTCCAGACCCTACGCTTGAATATCCATATATAGATTACGGTACTTTGCAGGAGAAAAACCGCGAGGTTAAAGGAATGTATTTGGGTGGTATTGCAAGTGTAGGTGGAGGCCACCCTATGTTTATGGGTTTAGGAAGAGGTATAAGCAGCGCTCTTTCTCAATCTCAAGGTCCAAAAATACAAGCGTTTGTGCAAAAAGTTGAGAACGATGCACGATCAGAGTTTGGCGATGACTTATTTCAAGCACCTCAAGTAGCCACTCAAATTCCTACTCAAATGCCTATGAATCGTTTACAGCCAGCGATACCTACGGAACCTATGAATGCACTTGAGCAAGCGCAGCAAGCTAGAAATAGTAGTGTTCTCTCAGGACTTTACAATTCTGGCAAAGGAGCTGGGTTGGTCAACGCGGAAGCTATACCAGTTAATGCAATGGCTCGCCCCGCGAATATGTTCCAGAGTGCATTGGGCATGGCTGAAGGTGGTGAAGTGGAATCCATGAATGAGAAAGATATCATTCTAGAATCCATCAAAGCCATAAAGGGAATGAAGGAAGACGCAGAAGCTCAAGAGATTTTGGGTGTATTCCTAGCGACATATGGTGAAGAAGCTCTTCGTGATCTAGTAAGCTCTGTTCAGTCTGGTGAGTTTGATGAAACTGTTGAGCGCTTTGAAAACGGTGAGAATGGAATCGTTCGTGGGCCTGGGGATGGTTCTGGAAGTGATGACAAAGTTCCTGCAACCTTAGATAATCAACAGGATGTCCTGTTGACGGAAGGCGAGTATGTCTTCCGCGAACCAACTACTGATGCGCTTACCAAGGCGTATGGTGGTGGCTTTTTAGATAAGATCAATGAAGCTGAAGGAGATGCACCAGAGGTGCTGAGAAAAATGGTGGGTTAATTGAGAGTAAGTGCTGTTCCGAAGGAGGCGGTCAAGTACATATGGAAGGACGTTGAAAGGGTACTAGAGAAAAGTGTTGCTACGGCTGAAACAAAGATTCAGTTGATAGATGTTCTGAAAGGAATTCTGGACGACACTTATGTTCTTTGGGTAGTATTTGAGGAAGACGAGGTTGTTGCAGCATTTACTACTAGAATAATTGAGTATCCGCAGCGAAGAAGTATGGCACTTGATTGGGTAGGTGGAAGTAGAATGAAAGAATGGTTGGATATCGGTATGGAAAAGGTTATCGAATTTGCCTCTCTTAATAACTGCGAACACCTAGAAGGCTATGGTCGTAAGGCTTGGGGGAGGGCTTTAAATAAATATGGGTTCTACCCAGAGTATATTGCGTTTCGCATGGAGATAGAAAATGGGTAAAGGCAGTTCAACGCCAACACAGCAGGTAGTGCAATCAACAGGTCTGCCTGATTACGTTGACCCGTATTTTAAGCGGCTCCTCAAGGGTGCTGAAGAGGCCACGATGCCCTTCGATCCAGAAACTGGAGAGTCAACCTATACCCCATATACAGGTGAAAGACTTACTCGAAGCGCAAATTATGGGGATATCACTGGTGCCAGACAAGATATTCGTGACATAGCGGGTGCTGGCCTTACTGGTATGAATGAAGCTCTTGCTGCTCAGAGGCTTGGCATGTCTGGAATAGCGGGCCTTGCAATGGCACCGCCTAGCTTTACCGCATCTAATTTTTCTGCAACAGGTGTTGATCCTTACTCTGGCTTTATTGCTGGAACTGCTGATCCATATTCTAAATTTACGGCAGGTACTGCAGACCCATTTAGTGAATTCCAACAGGCAGACTTTAACAAAGCTCAGGGTCAAGCGTATGACTTTGGTCCCGCCCGTCAGTTCACAGGACAAGAAGTCGCTGACTACATGGACCCATACATGCAGAACGTGGTTGATCTGCAGAAACGTGAAGCAATTAAAGACTTTGCTCAACAGCAAGCGGGTAGAGATGCATCAGCAGTTCAAGCGGGTGCGTTTGGTGGTTCTCGTCAAGCCGTTGCTCAAGGTATGGCAGAGCAAAACTTACAGCAAAGACTTGGTGACATTCAGCAGGTAGGTAGCCAAGCAGCCTTTGACCGTGCGATGCAGATGTTTGAGTCTGACCGTGAAGCACAAATGGATGTTGAAGGTCGCCGTGCGGCAGAATTAGCCAGAGTTCAGGGTATTGACGTTGGCGAAACAGGACGCACACAGACGGGTGCCGCAGCAGAGATGGCACGAACACAGGCTGCAAGAGCGGCTGAACTTGCACGGACCCAAGGCATTGGTCTTGATGAGGCGGCACGAGTTCAAGCGGCAGAGGCGGCAGAGCTTGCTAGAACACAGGGCATCGGGCTTGATGAGGCCGCTCGTATACAGGCGGGTCAAGCTGCTGAGTTAGGTCGCACACAAGGTATCGATGTTGGTGAGGCGGCTCGTATTCAGGCAGCAAATGCGGCAGAGCAAGCTAGAATTCAAGCCGCTCTAGAGGCACAAAGGTACGGTACTGCAGGTCTATATGGCGACTTAATGGGCGCAGGTCGCGGTCTTGTTGGCTTAGGTGAGCTAGAGCGTGGCACTGATATACAAGGTGCGCAGCTTCTAGAAACATTAGGACGTGATATTCGTGGGGAAGATCAGGCTAGACTTGATCTTGCATATCAAGACTTCTTGCGTCAGCAAGACTATCCGATCAGTCAGTACGAGAGATACGCAGGTATCTTGAGTGGTGTGCCGACTGGTTCTTTGGATCGCACAACTCAGCAGTATGCAAGCTACAATCCAATCCAACAGGCTCTTGGTGCAGGAATCTCTGCACTTGGTTTATACAGGGGACTAGGCGGAGGTTACGGAGCTTAACATGAATATCATAGAGCAGACAGAAGCACTCAAAGACCTTCCCGATCAAAGATTAATGCAAGAGATGCAGGCACCCACAGGGTTTGCACCTCAATTTCTTGTTCTTAGTGAGCTTAAACGCCGCAAAAGAATGCGTGATGAGTATCAGCGTCAGCAATCTGCTGACATGAAGACGGTTGCCGAAGAGACTATTACTGCAGCAGGTTTACCACAGGGTGGCATCATGCAAATGTCACGGGCAATGAACCCAAATAGTTCAATTGCACAAAACACTGGAATGGACCAGGCACCTCAAATGCAGCCCACTAGAATGGCTGATGGTGGTGTGGTTCGCATGTTCGATGGTGGTGTTTCTGGCGGCACTATGTCTGCTATTGCAAACCTTAAAGCAAATTATCCTGATGTATACAGGTCGGCAGTTGAGCAGGGCATTGTTGAAGAAATAGCAGGGTACATGCAAAATGTTGCTCAAGATGTGCCGTATGGCCTTGATGCTTTTGAAGATCCACGTAGCTTTGATTTTCTGAAAAGCATGTTTACTGACCCATCTAATCGTGTCGTAACTGAGAAACAGCGTGAAATAGAAGAAAGCCAACCAGAAAGAGCATTACAGGCAAGGATTGATTCTAGGAATGCACTAAGTAGGTATGGCGACAATGATCCTGTATTTGCAGAAGGTTCTGTGGCTGAATACCTAAGAGTTACACCAGAAGGTGGGTTCCCTAGAGCCAGTGAAGTGTATGATATTTCAGGAACTATGGTTTCTCCAGATGTTGAAGACTATATTCCACAAATTAGTGGTGAGCAGAGCTTTGTTTTGCAGAGGCCAAAAGGCGCTATGCTTAACCAACCCTCTACAAAGGGTGGTGATAAACCTGCTGCTATAAACGAACCCTCTACAAATGCATCTACATTTACTCAACTGATTGATGTTCGTGACCCAGTACCACCATACGGTGGTTTGTATTCAGAGCGTGACCGTTTAATGGCTGCGCAAGATGCATTTACTCAGGGTATTGGTTCTCTTGGTGGTCCGCTTACACAGGATGAAGCTTATGCAGCAGCGGCTCGTCAGAGAATAGAGTCACCTATAAGTACTCAAGTTGAGCAGCCAATGCTTGTTGATCAGATGGCAACAGCAAGCATCGAAGACGAATCCCCAATGATCGCAGAGCTTGCTCGCCAAGCTGAAATCAAGCGCATGATGGAGATCAACGAAATTCCAGAGCCTTCTCCAGAAGCTGGCCCTATATCTTCTGCCTTAGTTGACCTTGGTGAGGCGGGAATTGAAGGTCTTGGAAGTTCTTTTGAAGCAGGTGTTGATGCTCTTCAGTCCTTGACAGAAGGCGGAGATGGGATGCCAGAGCCTACCCCTGCATCCGCACTGCCAGAAGGGTTTGCACTTGGTGATGGGACAACAGCAGAAGGTGCCTCGTCCTTTGGTGAGTTACTGAAATCATCTACTGACAAAGATGACACATCTACAAACCCTGCGGGAAATAAAACCACTGGCGGGCAGAAGGCTAGTGCAACCTCATCTCTTGGTGGCATCGAAGGTCGTATTGCAAAGATGCTTGAAGATAAAGAGAAGAGCGTTCAGAGCGATAAGTGGATGGCGCTTGCTCAGGCGGGTATGGCCCTTATGTCATCAAAGGAGCCAACGCTTGCGGGTGCTATAGGTGAAGCAGGTCTTGTTGGTGTGGGTGCCTTGAAGAAAGGTAAAGCTCAGTATGAGAAAGATGTTCTTGATCTTCTAACTCTACAGCAACGTATAGATGAGCAGAGAGCACGGGCTTCTAGTAAGTCTGGGGGTCTAACCGCAAGCAATATGATTAGCCTGATGGATGATCTTCGTAGTTATAAAGGCGACATCCAAGATAGAATTGATGCCCTTAATGATCCTACAAACTTAATGAGTGAAGAAGTGAAGGCCGCGCAGCTTCAAAGACTTCAGGCAGAATTGATGCGTACTGATATCGAGCTTGGCACTTATCGTAACGCTCTTAGTGGCGGGGGATCAAACAGAACTCCGATTGACGTAAGAGGTGGATCACAAACTCAGAGTGGTGTAGGATACAGCTTAGGCACAGCTAAACAATAAGGAGATGACTCTTGGGCGTTTTTCAACAAGTAGGTCAGTTCTCTGGTAATCCATATTCTTTCACTATCGCAGGTGATGCACCGACTGAGCAGGAAGCTGCTCGTATCTCGCAGATATTAGATCAGCAAGAGTCACCTTATCGTCAGCAATATGAGTCTATGTATGGCGGTATAGCTGCTCTGCCTCAAGCCGCAGAAGAAGAGGGGCCAGACACTTCTTTTGGTAGTGCGTTTACTTCAGCGTTAGATGCTCCTCTTGAAAACTTCGCTACTACAGCGAGACTTACTGGTTACGAGGGTCTTGCTAACTTCCTTAGTGATGCTGTTGAAACACCAGAGAATTATGAAAATGCCTCTGAGAAATTCATCAATGAGGGTGGATTTGGTTTCAGACTTGGATACGCACCAAGAGCTTTGGTCGAGCAAGCTGGCCAGTTCGCGGGTTCATTGTTGTCTAGAGGCGCGGGTGCAGTAATAGGTGGTGCTGTAACCCTTGGTAACCCTGCAGGTGTTTTGGCGGGAGCTATAACTGGCCCCGCTTTGTTTGAGGCAGTTCAGCTTGTTGGTCCGATTGCAGAAGAACGCGCAAGAAACAACGGCAGAGACACACCAAACAGAGATGATTGGTTGGGTGCTATAGGTAGCTCAAGTGCATCTGGTGCATTAAACGCAATCGCCCCAGGAATGGCTGGCACTTTAAGAAAACTTGTTGTTGAAGGTGGGACTGAAACGCTTCAGTCAGTAATTCAACAGACTGGTGAGACCGCAGGTACAGACAAGGGTCTTGATATCAGCTTGAAGCAAGCGGTTGGTGAGGGTGTCCTAGCGGGTGGTACTGTTGCCGCTATCTCTGGCCCCATAGACCTTGTTAAGGGCAAGCCTAAGCCTGAAGCTGACGTGCAGCTTGATGAAGATATTCTAGAAGAAGCTCAGGTAACCAGAGAAAGATTGGGGTATGCATCTACTATAAGCCAAGAAATCACAGCAGATGCAGAGGCTAAAGCAGAAGCGGCCATACAATCTGAGACACCTCAAGAAACATCGCAAGAACCTGCAACATTTTCTGAGGTTACAACAGAAGAAGAGTTTGCCGAAAAGACATTTAACAAGGCGCAATATGATCGCGTACTTCAGCAAATCAAAGCTGATATTGCACGAGAGAAAGCATTGAGTGTCACTGGCATACAGCAGGGCGTAAAGAAAGATATACCTGAGACAAAGGTCAGTCAGGTTCGTGACATCATGGCAGAGCTAGAGACACGAGGATACTTGCAATCTGAGCCGCAACCCGCTGCAGTTCGTGATCGTGCTACAGGTGTTCGATATACACCCGCTCCTCAATACGCAGCCACACAGAACATCGTGCCTCAATTGAAGACACCAGATGTCGCTTATCGTCGCCAAATCGATATCGCCAATGAAGCGATAGAGAAAAACAACCGCATTATGGAAGACTTAAAACTTGATTTGGATTCCGTCCGTCAGTTTGGTCGAGACTTGCAGGGTAAGCGTACCAGTGAGGATGCTATTAACTACGAGATCACAAGACTTAGTGAGCGCAATAAGCAGTACAATGGGGTTGTCAACGAAGCACAGCAGGGGCTGCAGCGCCTTGGTCGTTTGCCGTATGTGCCTCGTGTAACACCTGAATTCAACAGATCACAGAAGATCGAACGCAAGGTTGCAGCAGCCAAGGCTCGTAGTGTTGCGGATCAAGTGAAAGAAAAAGTTCAATCGAACAAACCTGTATTCACACCTGCCCTGACTGAGAAACAGGACAAGGTATTCAAGTCTATCCGTGGTCGCCTTGATGGCTATGGACTAAAAGATGTTCGCCTCAGTGCAGAGCAGATTGTCGATGGTGGTGAAGGTACATATAACCCAACCAACCGCATGATCAGTTTGTCTATGGGTCTATATGATCCAAAGCTATCAGAGACAGAACTGTTTGATCGTGTGGGTGAGGTTCTTGATCACGAGACAGTTCATGCCCTGAAAGAGATGAACGTCATCAAGCCTGATGAATGGAAGGCACTGACCAATGCAGCGGCTAAGGTTAAGTACACCAAGGTAAAGGGCGGCGAAAAGCAACAGCGCAAATACACATATCTAGACAGAGCCAAGCGTTTGTATGGCGATATGGATGCAGAAATCCAGTCTGAAGAAGCCGTTGCGGAGATGTTCCGTGATTACAATTCAGGAAGATTAGACTTAAAAGGAAAGCCCCAGGGGCTGTTCACGAAGATTAAAAATTTCTTCAAGTCTATCATTGGCGGCGCTACAGATAACGGCTTCACAGATGTTCAATCAATCTTTGATGAGATAGTTGTGGGCAACATTGGTCAACGCGAACGTGGCGTTGCGGCACAGCAGCAGACGGAACCCGCAGCACGTCAATCAAGACTGGCTGCTACAGAAGAAGAGATAGCTCCTGAAAAGGACATCAGAATGCCGTTGAATGTAGCGGCACCCAACGATCAAATACGTGCTGAAATTCAGCGCATGACAAACCAAAACCGTCCGCTGGTTAAGAGATTGATCAAGCGTATCGATGAAAGATTTGGAACCAAGTCAGGTGATAACGCAAAGGACTTATCAAAGGTAACACAGAAGGCTCGTCGTCCTTCTATCCTAGCAAACAAGCCTTGGCATGATGTGTCTCACATCCGTGATAGCTATCGCTTCAAGACAGTAATCGATGACTTCCGTGCAGTACCTGCAATCTTTGATGAGCTTCTAGCTGACGGAATATCTCTGGTTAAGATCGACACAGGCAAGCTATTCCGCCCCAAGGAATGGGGATGGCGCATCATTGCATTTGATCTTCGCATGCCAAATGGACAGCTTGTAGAATGGTATCTACCTCTGAAGGAATTAGAGGTTGAGAAGAAAGCTCGTGGTCACCTGATCTTTGAAGAGTGGCGCAACAAGACACAGGAAGAGTTGTCAGCGCAGCGTGATGCTTACTTTGAGGCAATCGCTCGTAGTTACAGGAACTATGACGAAGCGTTCCAAGCTGCACTAGACCGTATGAACACTACTCGTCAGGATGCAGAGGCATCTTGGAGAAGCGCGGAAAGTTCACTGCTTGATGCTGCGCGAAATGCACGTAGATCATCAGGCGTTGGTATCTCTTCAGCAGGTACAGCAGAAGAAGGCATTATAGCACCCTCTGAGGTACGCACTGATGTGGAACCATCAGCTTTAAATATTAGTGCGCGAGAGGAGCCATCCTCTATTAGTGCAAAAGGTTCTGCCATCTTATCTACCTCCGATGACTATGTTACAGATGTGCCAGTCGAAGAACAAGTTAAGTTTTCAAGACTGCCTCGCACGTCCAATGTATCAGGTTTGCAGGACTTTATCAGAAATAATCCTGAAGGTTTCACAATTGATCCTGTCACTATGGAACCTGCATCTGGCGGGTTCGTTGTTGCACCTCTCAAGGAAGCCGAAATAATTGTCGGAGAGACCTTGCCAGAAGAAGTACTATTAGGCTATATAGAGGATAATAAGGATATTTCTGCCGCTGTCAATAAGCCAGTTTACCTTGGTGGGTGGTTCGATAGTGACTCTCAGCAATACTTCTTAGACAACACTCTTATACTGCCGACTGCAGAAGAAGCATTGTATATCGCTGAGGCTGCAGACCAACTGGCTATCTTTGACCTGAACAATTTTGAGGAGATCAGGACTAATGAAGGAATCAGACAACTCCAAGAAAGTGGTGCTTACAGAGGTGACACCGCAATCGGATACCAAAGAAACCTTGCAGAAGTTGGTCGCCGCTTTGCGGAAGCAAGGGATAACCGTAACGCCCGCCAAAGAGAACAGCTTACTGGAGGAGTAGAGGGCTTTAGGCAATCACGTCTAACCCTACCTCTAACACCTGAGCAACGTGCCGCAAGTATTCTGGATTATCTAGACCCAGATACTGGTCAGCCTAAGTTCAAGAGCAAGCAAGGATCAGAAACCCTTGTAAGTTTTGCCAACAAGCTGCTTGAGCTTCGAGGCACTCGTCCATACGACATCGTCAACTCAGAGCAAGACCGTGAAGAAGTCGCTCGCATCATGGCTGCTGAGGCAGAAGCTGCGCTTCTATCTAGCAGTGATGCCATTGGTTGGTACGATGCTAAGTTAAAATTAGCAAAACAGATTTTGTTCCCCGTGTATCCAGAGGTTTCTCCTCTGCGTCCAGATGGTACAGAGAACTCATTGTATGACCCTGCATCTGAGCATGCGTTTGATTACGCAACAGCCGTCACCTCAAACGGTTTGTCAGTAATCGATAACTACCTGCTGGCATCTCGCCAGTATGACGCATGGAAGAACAGCCAAGACGGAAGGTTCCCATTGTCTTCCTCTGGCAAGCAGGGTCAGTCCATGATCAAGGCATGGGAATTCTGGAACGCACTCACTGATCTTGGATATGACTCAAACCAGATCAACGAACTCCTTACAATGCAGATGCGTAAAGGTGACCTTGCTGCCTTAATGACAGATGTCTTTGGTGTCGAGCGTGTCAAAGATTTACCGTTCAAGATCGATGGTAAAGAGTTGGCTGACGAGATTGTAGGTGTTGCTTATGTGATTGGCCCAAAGATTGGTAACGGTTTCTATCAGAACCTACGCGGTAACTTTAACCCACTTACAATGGACCGTTGGTGGATGCGCTTTGTCAACCGCATCACTGGTAATCCTATCGTCAACTATCGTGACGAGCTTGTGCAAGAAAACAAGGACAAGCTATGGGAGCTTATCTCCAACCCAAGCCGTTTGACAGATACTGACAAGCAGCTCCTGGTGGATACATTGGAATCTCTTGATATCAATACTATTGAGAAAAGTGATATTGAACTTATTGCTCCACAAGTACAGAAAATCTGGGACAAGAACTTCTACAACAAGGCATTCAATGACAAGCTAGATGAGCTTGCTGATCAGTATGACTTCGTCGTTACATCTGGCGGCACTATCACTGGTCGTGATGCTGCCAAGGTTAAGAAACTAGCACAGGACGCACGTCCTAAATCTACAGACTTGGCACTATCTGCTAAGAACCTAGCGGGTAAGCTGAAGACAGCGCTACAAGAAGACCCACGCAATGCTCGTGAGCGTTCAGCTATGAGAGCAGCAGCTAACCGTGCAAGAGAGATACTTCGTCAGAGCAATCAGATCGGTGCCGATTTAACTAACGCAGACTTCCAAGCTCTTATGTGGTACGCAGAGAAGCGCATCTTTGAGGCTGGTGGTGTTCGTAAAGGTCGTGGTGATGATAACGACTACGCTGATGGCGCGATTGCCATCCTCAAAAACAAAGGTGTAAGCGATGACAAAATCAAAGCCACACTCCCCGATTCAGAGCGAGGACGGATCAGTGGTGTCAAATCTCAGCTCGACAGAGATTCTGAAATTGGCAGAGAGGTTGATGCGATACAACGAGGCCCAGAAGAAGGGAACTTCTTCGCCCCAAGAGAGTTAACTCTTCTCGATGGGTCGATGGCACCTCAGTCACAACTGACTACAGATCAGCTACAGCAAACAGAAGCTGACCTATCAGGTGTAGAAGTCGATCCAGAGTTACCGCCTCAAAGGTTCTCTCGCATGGTTCCCGCACAGGCACTTGTACCTGTACGTGCGCCCGTCAACATGGCAGATGGATCACCCAATCCTGTCTATGGTTACTTCAGAGATGATAGCACAGGGCGGCTTCGTCCTATTGTTCTACCCAAGGGATCACACAAGACATACGAGAGTGGCGTTGAGGTAGGACAAGGATTGTTCCACATTCAGCAGCGCAACCATGACAAAGAGCTTGTACTGAATTCAAAGTATAAGCGTGTAGAGAATGCCATCTTTGATCTTCTTCGTCGCTGGCAGGATCAGGGATACGATGACGGTGAGTCAGTTATATCCTATCCAAGTCAGGGTGGCATCGTCCTTGAGTGGCGGAATAACATGGCGTTCAAAGCGCCACCTATGCGTCTTGTTCTGCAGTCAGGTCGTGAGCTACCAAATGCACCTGCCAAGGATGTGTTCTATGTCAAGACATTCTTCCCGATACTAGAGAAGAAGGCACGTAAGACAGCACCTGTTCGTGCATCTCGCATGTTTAGTGCGTTGCCAGAGCAGATTGAAACCAAGAAGTCTTCATTAACTTATGCCAGAACATCAGACGTATTGGCGAAAGGTCTTGGGTTCTTTGTTCCAAAAGAAAAGGCTCAGACTGCAGCGGACGGAATAATCCGTAGGTTCCAAGACAACATGCTGCCAGTTGGTCGCATGATCCAAGAGCTTCAGGAAAAGAATGCTACTATCACAGATGCATTTGATCCGTACCTACAGGAAGAATTGTATCATGGTCGTGTCGGTGCAGAGATTGAGAGCCGTGAGAAAACAATTTACAAAGATGCCGTTGACGCAGTTAAGGGTGTTAACATTGCTCAGGGTAAGATCGATCAACTGAAAGCTCTTTCTGACAGAGCATCAGAGACTGGTGATGGCTTCGTTAAGAAAGCTCTTGATAGTTATCCAAGCAAGAAACTGGCAGTGGTTGATGCTGTGCTCTACGCAACCCACGCAAAAGAGCGTAACGCTTTCATCAGACAAAGAGACCCAGACAATGTTTCTGGTTCTGGTATGTCGGATACAGAAGCTGATGCAATCCTAGCATGGGTAGCAACATTAGATGCACCAAGCATAGCAGCCTTGCAGCGAGTTCAGCAGAGTGTACGCAGTATTGTTGGCAATACAAACACAACGAGAGCAGACTACGGCCTGATACCAGAAGACTTACGCACTGATACTAACTTCAATTCCTACGTGCCTCTGCGTGGCAAAGTAGATTTGTTAGAAGATGAGATGGACTTCACTCGTCCCGCAGGCGGTGCTCCGTTTGGTGTACGAGGAAGAGAAGATCGTCGTGCGCTGGGCCGCTTCGATTATGCCACAGATATTCTGGCAACTGTAATCAATCAGAACCAGAACTCTGTTGTTCGTGGTGAACGCAACAAGGTCGGCCAAGCATTCATTGGATTGCTTCGAGCAAACCCAGACAAGACCCGTGGGTATGGTCGCATCCTAGATCGTATGCCAACACGCCGTGTATTGGACTCATCAGGCAAGGTAAGAGAAATACCTGATATGATGGCAGGACAAGACCCTAACATCTTCGTTGCGAAAGAAGATGGCAAGGATGTCTTTGTTGAATTAAACGATGTTCGTTTAGCAAATGCATTGAAAGGCACAGATGGCACAGGAGCAAGCTCCCTTTCTGGGATTAACCGCGCACTTGGAAAGCTGAACAGATACCTGTCTAACATCAACACCTCTTACAACCCAGAATTCTTCATCACCAACATCGTCCGCGATATTCAGACCGCAGGTATAAACGTGCAGCAGTTTGACGCTGATGGCATGGTGAAGAGTATTGCCAAGGATTACGGTAAAGCGTTTGGAGGCATTAAGAGAGCCATAAGAAATGGCGACAAGGATAGTGAGTGGGCAAAGATATACGCCGAATTCGTCCGTGATGGTGGTCAGAACTCTGCCAACCCTATGAACAGTGTCGCTGATCAGATGGCAAACATCAGTAATCTGCTAGGTGATATTGCTGAAGACGGTGTGCGCGGCAAGTTCAACAAGATGAAGAACAGCTTTGCAGGTGAGAAGACAAAGTCACTTCTCAAGTTCCTAGAGGATTACAACACCGTGGCTGAGAACGCTGTACGTGTTGCTGTATACAAGGGACTCAAGGACAAGGGGTTCTCGAACGAGAGAGCAGCACAGGCCGCACGTAATGTGACTGTAAACTTTGGTAAGGGCGGCGAGTACAAGACTCTGATGAACTCGTGGTACTTGTTCTACAACGCGTCTATCCAAGGTTCATTTGCACTTTTCAATGCGTTCTTGAAATCACCAAAGGTTCGCAAGTTATGGGGCGCATTGATAATATCAGGCATCATGCAAGATGTTATTAACTCTGCACTGTCTGAAGAGGATGATGATGAGATTAAGGTCTATGATAAGATACCTGATTACATCCTTGAGCATAACCTGATCCTACCCACATTCGGGATAGGTGAGAGATCGTACCTTGCTATACCAATGCCGTATGGCTTGAACATGGCTGTTAATGCGGGTCGTGCATTTAGCCGTACACTACGTGGCGAATACTCTGCATCAGAGGGTGCCAACTCAATCATCATGACAGCAGTGGACGCTCTTAACCCAATCGGTGGCACTGAGAACATGGCGAACTTTGTTGCACCAACTGTGGCTGATCCATTCATTGAGATCATGCGCAATGAAAACTATGCGGGAGTGCCAATATATAAGCAGCAGTATTCTGGGGACCAATCGCCTGATAGTCAACGCTACTTTAACAGCGTAAGCCCGTCAGCACGTTGGGTTACTGAAAACTTGAACTCTTTGACAGGCGGCACTAGCGAGATGTCTGGCTTCATTGATTGGAACCCAGAGATCATGGACTACTGGTTCGAATATCTTACTGGCGGTATTGGGCGGTTCGTACAAAGAACAGGTGAGCTTCCCGCTCGTATCTACACAGATGGCTTCAATGAAGACCTGACCCGCGAGATACCTTTCGTTCGCAAGGCAATCGGTAGCGTATCAGAGCGTGAGAATATCGGGTTGTTTGTGGAGAAACGTGATCGCATCCTGAACGTAGGTTCGGAGATTAAGGCGGCACAGGAAGCGGGTGATCGTAATCGTCTGATCAGAGCGCGAGACAAGTACTCTGAAGAGATTGCCCTACTGCCACGCGTCAAGGCTATCAATAACGCTATCAAGAAAATATCGCGGCAGCAAAACGCCATCCGCGATAATGTAAATCTTCCTGATAGTCAGCGCCAGTTGTTGTTGGAACGCTTAGATAAGCAGAAGCAAATGCTCTACGCTCGTGGCAACATGATCATGAAAGACTATCGATAAAGTTCAATTGAACATTACGAACCTGTTCGTTGGTATCAAGCCTATGGCTTCAATGTCGGATGGATCGTTGCGGCGATTCCATCCCTCACCACTGAACTCAACGTCGCACTTCATATCAAGGTTGCAGTAACCAGTTCTGTCTGACCACTGAACCACGAATAAGCAAGGTACGTCACACACGTTCTTCAGGTTCTGTGCCATAAGTAACTTGGTTAGTGATATGAAGCATGTTGGATACTTATCATACGGCACATTCCTATGCCGCATCTCAACGAATGCCTGTATCTTCTTACCTCGCAATGCAACATAGTCAAACTGTGCATACTTCATCTGACGCTGCATCTTGCACTTCCACTTTTCCTCTAGAAGAAGCGCAAGTTGTCTTTCGTTTTCTGCGTCAGCTTGGTTCTCGTAGGTTGGTTTCATGTTTGCTATCTATCCACTCTAATATCTCTGAATACTTCCAACGCTTAACACGCTCACTAAAGACAATCTCTTTAGGGAAGCTCTGGTCTTCTTTTATAATCTTACGCATAGACTTGGGATGCATTGACATCATTTCTGCCACCCCATGAATGTCCATTAGCTTTTCTTCCATTGCCGAAAGTCCTCTCGTAGTGTTTCAAACTTGTTTCGGGCATCAGGATTACTTCTAAACTCTGACCGCGATTCGATGCCACAGTACTTGCGAACAGCAGCAACGGCTGCGTTCTCTATTTTAAATGGATCGATATCCCCTATCAATCCACAGTCATGCAGGTACTCACCAAACTCTTGGTTACGGCACAGTAAACCCGCTGATGCTATCAGCCGCTCGACGCGCTGAAACTCTTCTCGTGTCTCTGGTTGATCGTCATCAGTCAATCTAACCATAGCCACCATGTATCTTGTTCCCACCCAATCAGTGTGTAGTTCTGGGGGGCAGTCATTTGGGTGTACGTTGAGGCGTAGTATGATGCCGTTCCTGTCCTGAGACATGGATACCTTAACGGCCTCGAACCCCATTGCTGCATCTCTAATGTTACTCATCTATACTTCTCCCAGTTCTTGGAAGCCCATTCCTTTGGATCAACTCCCTCTAAATCCCACCATGTGCGTTCATCACCAAAGCGATGTAGTTCCATGTGACATTCGTGACACAGAGGTACAGCCCAGTTATCTCCCGACCTGATGCCTACACCACGTTCCCCAACATGCTGTAGGTGGTGCGCCTCTGCGCCACGTCTGCACACTAAGCAGGGTGACCCCCGCAAAGTATTCAGATACTTCTCATCCCGAATGTTCTTATGTTTCGGAATGAGCATGAGATTATGATTTCACCATCTCTGCATCGATCTCACCTTCCAGTTGCCATAGTTTGCAAATCGCATCAAAAAGATCGTAGTTTTCTTCACTAACAGTTACTGTAAGCTCACCTTCATGATCATGCATTCTTGTTATATGGTGAAAGTATTCATAACCATCGTACATACTGGCGAGGTAAGAATACACTTTTATCAGGCGTTGCAGTCTCCAAGTCTCAACTGCATTTGAAAAAGAAAATGTAACTACACCTGTGGTAGTAGTAGAATTTTCTTTTGTTTCTATCTGCATAATACTTCTCCTTTAATATCTTACGCCAGACCGCACTTCTTTTCGTCCCAGTCTTCCATATAGAAACCATCCTTTGGAAGTGATGCCTGTTTCATTTCGGCACCCTTTTTGAATTTGTGCCAAGACAACATGATGTATTTCATCCTAGTTATCGTGGTGAACTTGTCCGACCTCATGTCATTTCTTATCAGCTTGTTCCTTGTGAAGACGACAGGATCGTATTCATAATTATTCTGACCATCGCGCCATGTTCTTATGAATTCATTGGCTTCCTGCTCGTAGCCAGTTTGGGTTCCAATATAATGCATAGCTGCAAGAATATTGTCAGACTTATGGAATGATCCAATAGAATAAGACACACTTTCTGCCAAGTTTGGATGCTTGTCTAGAATTGCATCAAGCTCATTGACTGTCCAACCATGATCCTTTGGGTCTCTCTTGGCTATCAGGGCAAGCATCTTTGTAGATGCAGCAAGTCTATTGTAGTTGACGTGCCCATGAATTTTTAATTGATCCCCAAAGGTTCTCTTCTTTCCGCTATCAATTGTAAGCATGGTTTCTTCTGGGAGGTTCTCAACAAGTATTGTCCAGAACGGTTCTCCAGATTTCTCACATGCCATCAATCTTTGTTGACCATCCAAAAGAATACCTGTGTTTGATACACAAATTGAGTGACCGTTAAAGACAAAATTCCTAGCTGCCATATCCCTTGCATAAAGGGACACGACTTTAGGTGATGCTTTCCTGTTTCTTGTATTGATATCCAAAAGCTCTTTGGCTTTGGTTGGTGTCATCAAATACTTTTCTACAGTTACCTTATCAAGTTGATGTTGTTTCATAGCTTTCTCCACTCGCTTGAAAATTAAAACGGTATTTCGTCATCCATCTGATTGGATGCGTTCTGATTGCTTTGGTTGTACTGATACCCTGAACCGCCGCTCTCTTTGCGCTCTCTCAACAAGTCGCTGCGCAACGACAGAAATGGCTTGCCATTCTTCGACACTTTTCTCCAACCCACTAGGTTGGCCTTCGGGTTCTGCACCCCTTCTTGTAGTTGGTTCCATAGGTCAGTCACCGTTGCATGATCCATTTCAATGTTGCCAGTATAGTCTGGCTGACGTTCATTCTGCTTTCGATCATTCTGAAACAGAATTCCTGATGCGGGATATTGTTGCGACATTACTTCTTCTCCTTCGCAAGTTCTTGTTTCTTAGTTGAGATCGCTGCCCCAACTGATTCATAGGCTGTGGAAGCCTCTTCTTTTGCGCGTTCAAACAATGGTTTGTTTGCCGCGTAAAACTTATTCAAAGTCTCAGTGCTCTTGATAGTATTGACCCAAGCTACAGCTACATCTGCCCAAACATCCCAATTGTATACAGCACGAGGCACACGATCTTCTTTCTTGTAGGCACCTGCGTTTATCATGTATCCAAGCGGTCCGCCTGAAGCTTCCTCTTCTTTTTGTTCAATTGAACTTTTTTCTGAGGCGTCCTGTGGGGACGGTACAGGCGCGTTTGCTTTCTTTGTGGGGGTAGGGTTGGGTTTTTTATTTACCTCTTCCTGCCGCACCTCTCCGTCGCTCTGAGGGATATCCTCACCTGCATAGATGTAGTGACCCAGTCCGTGCATGGCGATAGCCTTCGCAAGGCAGCGCATTCTAGCGTCACTGATCTGTCGTGACGTTGGTCCAGAGATAGCGTTGTTTCTGTTATCCATAACAGGCAACCACATCATGTGGTCCTGATCTTCTACGGTTACAGTGACACGCACTTCAACGGTGCTATCTGGGTAAATGATATCATCGTGAACTTCATACGATGCATTAGGGTATTTAGATTTAACCTCACCCCAAGCCCAAGCCCAAGACAGATAACTTAATCCCATCTTCTCTTGCTTCTTATCATTCACGTTAATTGAGGATAGTGTTTTCCATACTGACATTACTTTCTCCATCCAGTAAATTGTTCACAAAACTCTGCTACTCCGCAGTAGTTTCCTTCGCATCGGGTCTTCTCGCCCTTTCTGTGTTCGATCTCTAGCTTTCTATCGCTACCATCGACATGCTCCTGAGCTTTCTCCAGACTGTCCCAGAGTTTCAAAGCCCTCTTCTTCCCTACTTCCTTAACAGCGTATTGATCTGGCTTTGCCCACTGATCTTCTGGTGAGCAGCGAGGGAATTGATCGTAGAGATCGTAGTCCATCTGTGCTTCTTGATGGGCATCGACGCGCTCGTAGATATAATCCTCACGGTCCTCTTTGCTCCACAAGGGAAGCTCAACAACCACCACTGGTGCCTGTGGATACTCAGGATCGAACTGAGCCTTTCGTCTTTGCCAGTCTCTGAGGATAGCGCAGATGCGTATCTTGCTCACTGTCTTCCCACGATTAGAACCGTTGTCAGAGTTTTCAACAAGCCAAGCATAGCAGTTTTGCTGACGCTCCCATTCCTTCTTGCCAAGAATTACTGACCAAGCTGACGTAACCTTGTAGTCCGTTATCTGCACGGTGCCATCAGGAAGAACCTCTTGGTGGTCAAGCGCACCAGAAAGAACCCAGTTAGCCACGGTTGCATAAAGGCGTTCCTCTACCTGCACATGCTCTGGGTCATCGGCACTTTCAAGAATGTGATGGACTGCCGTACCAAACAGAGGCCAGATCATATCAGTGACATCTGTCTCTGCATCTTTGGCATATAAGTCTTTCATCAGGCGCACTCGTGGTGCGTCGATCAATGTTGTTACACTGATGTCTGCCTTGCCTTTCGTGTACTTATCGTCACGAGCAAAGTTCAAGAACGCATCAGGTAAGTCGTACTTGTTTGTGATTTTCATTGTTTTCTCCACTGGTCTGTAGTTAAATCACACATGGAATACAAAGTCAAATAGGAATATTTAGGGGAAGATATGAGTAATTTTGACGTTACATTTACGGTATATGGTGAACCCGCATCGAAAGCAAACTCACGCAAGATGGTAGTGATCAAGGGGCGACCCGCCCTGATCAAGTCAGCCAAAGCGAGAGCCTACGTTACGATGTTCGAAAGCCAATGCCCTGTCATGGAAGTGCCAACGACTGATGATGTTGTCGTTGAGATGATGATACACTACGCCTCACGCCGCCCTGATTTGGATGAGAGCTTGATACTGGATTGCATGCAGGGACGCATCTACAAAAACGACAGGCAGGTGAAGCAGAAGTTTATCTATTGGGGGTTGGACAAGGAAGAGCCGCGTTCGATCATTCGTGTCCGCTCATGTGATGTAAAAAATATTCCAGACTATCTTTCATCCGATACCGTTATTCTATCGGAAGACGTTCGGTAGACGATATTACATATCGGTAGACTAAGTATATATATTATATATTAGGCGGGAAAAAATTGGCAAGTTGACTGCTCGTATCTGTTTCTTCTATGATGTCGGGATAGAGTAGGAGATAGCCGTGCAGATCGAACAACAAGTTCGTGGCGAGGCGTACAGATTAGGGCAAGGTCAACACAAGATCAAATGTCCAAGCTGTTCCCCAAGCCGCAAAAACAAAACCGACAGAACGCTCTCTCTAAAAATTGAACAAGACAAAATACTGTTTCAGTGTTGGCACTGCAATCAGCAGGGGATTGTTCCGTTGGTAGAGCGAGTAGAAAAAATAAACAAAGTGGAAACAATGTCCGTAGCAAAAAAAATAGACAAGACCTCACTTACTGAGGCGGCACTGGCGTGGCTGAAGAGCCGTGGCATAAGTGCAGAAACAGCAGAGAAAGCAAACCTTCAGTCATCCGTCACATGGTTCCAATCGGTGGGACATGAGACACCAAGCATCTTATTCCCATATCAAAATCATGAGGGTCAAGAGTACGCGCAGAAGATACGATCAATCGATAGCAAAGCGTTCATCTGCAATGGCGCACCCCAGACTTTCTTCAACCTAAAGAACGTGCAACGTGACGATGATCTCATCATTTGCGAGGGAGAAATGGATGCGCTTGCATTCATGGAGACAGGTTACGAAAGCGTTGTATCAATACCAAATGGGGCGGTCATAAAGGTTGTCGATGGTAACATCGATCCGAAAGAAGATAATAAATTCAAGTTCTTATGGGCAGCAAAGAATAAGATCGATGCCGCTCGTCGTATCATCATCGCTATGGATGCAGACCCTGCGGGTCAAGCAACAGCGGAAGAGATCGCTCGTCGTATCGGAAAGGATCGATGCTTCAAGGTTGAGTATCCAGAGGGGTGCAAGGATTGCAATGATGTACTCCTGAAACTGGGAAAGGATGGTGTTGATGATGTAGTGGTGGGCGCAAAGCCGTGGCCTGTCGCAGGGCTTTACGATGCCTCACATTTCTATGACCAGATCGATGACATCTATGAGAGGGGCATGGGCCGTGGCGAAAGCACTGGTTACGAGAACGTGGATGATTTATACACTGTTGTCACTGGTCAGCTTACCGTTGTCACTGGGCATCCATCATCTGGTAAGTCAGAATTCATTGACCAGATCATGGTGAACATGGCGCAAGAGAAGGGGTGGAAGTTTGCCATCTGTTCTTTCGAGAATGAACCTCGTTTGCACATTGCCAAGTTGATCAGCAAGTATATCCGTAAACCATTCTTTGAAGGTGCAATGGATCGGATAACGCCAGACGAGCTGACGCGGGGTAAGGAATTTGTTCAATCGCACTTTTCTTTCTTGTACCAAGCTGATGGTTCCATGTCTTCAGTCGATAGCATCATCGAAAGATTGAAGGTTGCGGTCATGCGGCACGGTGTCAGAGGTGCCATCATTGACCCATACAATTACATTCAGAAGGGCCGTGATGTCAGCGAGACTGACTGGGTATCTGATGTACTAACACGGCTCCGCGTGTTCGCTCAGGCGCATGGCATTCACCTCTGGTTTGTCGCCCACCCAACAAAGATGATGCGTGACCAGACAGGCAAGGTTCCCGCCCCTAAAGGCTATGACATCTCAGGCAGTGCTGCTTGGTTTGCGAAAGCTGATGTTGGCTTGACAGTTCACAGACCTGACCCATCTCACTCACGCGTATCAGAGATACACATATGGAAGTGTCGTTTCTCGTGGGTTGGGAAGCAAGGGGATACAGAGCTTGAGTTTGACGTTCCTACATCTACATACAGGAAATACATACCAGACCCCATACTTGATGCGCCAACACCATACTCAGAAGTGGATATAGATTTTGACAGTATCTTCCCATAACAAGTTCTTGATTGTTAGGCAGGGAGAAAATGGACCCACTGTACATGTCTTTGTCGATGGCAAAGAGGTTGCAGTCATTGATCTTAACTCTAGACAAACACTGCGACTAATAGGCAACTTAGCAGATAACATGTTTGAATCGGTTTGACGTATGCAGAACTGCATGCTAGGTCTTGTGTCAGGATATTGTTCACAGCCCTACATGTAGGGTGACATCCTCTCCACTCTATACTGGGCCACCTTCGGGTGGTCCTTTTTTATAAAAAAGACAGGGAGAGCAACATGTAGTGTGGTGACTGCTCTATCCCTGTCAGTTGAACATTAGTGCGCGAGGCAAACATGGGCGAAATGTAAACGCACTAATGCATGGGTGATCCTTTTATTATATCATCTTCACTGAGATTTTCTATGGCCTCATTTATAACGACAGCCATAACTGGGAAATCGTCATGCATGTTGTAGGCCATAAGAATGTTTATGATTAAGTCACACATTTGAATCCGACATGCAGTCGGTGGCAAAGAGGAAATAACCTTTGATATTTGCTCGTGTGTTAACTCTTTTACATCCATTAGAAATCCACCAACTCTTTAGTTACAGTATCCTTGATGCGTCTTGTAATCAAGCTCTCACATTTAGAGAACTCAGTTTGGATAGCAGTCACTGGATCGCCAGAGGTTTCGTATTTCATAACCCAAGCGTTGTCGAACTCAGCCTCTTTGTTCTTGACCTTGAGTGCTACAACTGAGAACGCGCGGATGCCTATGTCATTGAGGCGATCTAGCTTCCTCTCTTGAGCATCCATGATGAAGCGCATGCCATCACCCGCCTTGACGTTGTCGATGCCCTGATCGTAAACGCGCTTACCCCAAGTAACAGGGATGCCAACCTCATAGTTCACGCGCCATACGTTAGGCAATCTCTCGCAGTACATTGAGCCAGTAGTATACGGCGTGACTTCCCAACTGATAGATGGGAACGCATCGTTCAAAGAGGATACACCATTTATCTTGGTGGCTTCCTTGGCTCTTTCGATAACAGTTTGCAGTGGTGGCACAGCTTTTCGTATCGCACGTAGTTCATGTATTCTCTTCAGTAGATGAGAGCCATATCGTTGAGCATGGCCTACGTCCTCATCTGGTAGGCTCCTGAATAACTTTGGTGCAGTGTCGTAATCAAATGCTTTCCACCCATATTGCGATGGACTTAAAGCGATGTCCTTTTTGTTGTCGTTTGAGAATTCATAAGCCTCAAAATACTTTTCAATCGCATTTGATAGGTGACGTATCGCGTGATAATTATTGATATCTGGATTGTTGCTTTTCATCTTTCCACTCCTTTTGTTCTATTGAACTTTTATATGTTAACACCCTGATCTCGTAGCTCAGAGATGTATTCCTTTAGCGCAAGTCGCGCCCTCCAAAGATCGTGTTGCACATTGGGATGATAGTTCTTTCTGTTGGCCTCATCCTCATGCTTGCTGACCTCACCCTTCAGAAATCTGATGGTTGCTTTCTGTTCTTCATTCATTGGTTGGCCTCAGCATTGGTCTAATTGATTGGGACATGATACCTGTTTCTAGGCACCACATGTTCACGTCACCATCTGCATAGAAGTATTGGTCCATATCTTCGTTGTCGCGGATGGCTATCTGACAAGCCTCGTGGCTTGGCAGTATCAGGTAGGTCTGGATGTCCCTGCCTTTGATTGTGTACTCTATGTAGAGAGTAAAGAAATACTCTATCACAAAAAACCTCTTCTTTTTCTAGCCTCTTCTAATGTCTCCCCATATCTAGGGCGACCCGATTTTCCTTTCGCGTTCGCTTGACCTTTTTTTGGATCACGAAACATGGGGTTAACTTTATGATTTTCACTACGCACTAGGTCACCCCAACACTGTGCGTATGCTTGCTCGTATGGTATCCCTAATTGTAGTAGGGCTTTCAGTTCCTGTATGTTCATTGACGCTCCCTCAAAATGGTGGCTCTTCATCTCCACTTGGTTTCCATACGATATCGTACTGGAACATGGCTAAAAGAAAACCCCGCAGATCGCAGGGCCAAGCATCTTTAATCATTGTACACGCCAAGTTTGCGCATCCAGTTCTTAGCCATCATGTAGTTAGATAGCCTCAACATCTTGGCTATCTTTGTGTAGCTTGGACCATGAACTCTCTTAGCATGTATCAAGTATGCACGAGCGACATCGTCCATGTGCTTACGAACATTCATGTCATCACGCAGTTGTATTTCAGGGCGGCGAGCCGTAGCCCTGCCCTGATCCGCATCCACTGACACGTCTTGTCCATTGATGATTATCTTTATCTCCATCTCTCACTCCTATGTTTCTAGATATGTTGTCTGACCAAACGGTGCGGGGTTGGCGTTAGCCCATGATGAAATCCATAGCACTGGGTAGTGCGGTTCATCTGGGTAATCGTTGATGCCCAAGTCAGTAAACACGACCATGTTATCCACGTTCAACTCGTTATCCTCAACGTATCTGAACGCAGGTGATACCAACGTGCAACCTCGACCACCGACCTCAATCTTATCGACCTCGTCACCCTGTTCGTAACGGCGCACCGTCTGAACCTCAGCATCAAAGGTGATCACTGTGATCGACTGTGGTTTGATGTCTTGGCTGATCGCATTCAGTTCACCAAGGAAGAACGACATCTCACGGTTCGATACAGACCCGCTGCTATCACACAGGACAACAACGTCACCCGCACCCATCTTCAAGATCGATGGGGCCACGATACCGTTCGTGTGATACATCTTGCGCTGAGGTTTGCGCATGCTGTAATCATCTGGCTGATCGCCACCGATAAACCTACGCATCACGTCACGCCAATCGACTTGGCTGCGCTTCATCTGTTCGATCAACTGCTTGATCTTGGCAGGTAGGTTGCCCACTGCCTTGGCACCAGTAGCAGCCATCATGACCTTGCTATCGATGTCAGCTTCCATCTGCTGTTGTTCCGCAGGGGATAGTGCATTGCCGTTGCCATCAGTTGCATCGACAACCTCACCGACACCCGATGCCTGACCGTAGCGTTCCTTGGCATCCTCTGGCAGTCTGTCATAGATAGCCTCAGCCATCAGGCCGCTGTACTGTGGATCATGCAGACCGCCCTCTGGCAGGGTGAACCCCGCCTCAATCAGGATGTCGTTGATCGCAAAGTCACAGGCGATATTCCAAAGCTCTGGGTCACGCTCACCACGGCGCAGAGGGTGCTTGAATGTGACGTGGCAGACCTCGTGCGCCATGACACCGACAGTCTCTTCCTGATCAATCGTGTCAACGAATTCTGAATTCCACTTGATGAACTTGCCATCAGTACACATTGTGCTGACAGTCGGATCAGGCTCAACGCGCAGGGACAGGGCAATGGACCCAAAGAATGGGTGCTTCACCACAAGCCGCGTAATCGAACGCGACACTTTCATTTGTGCATCCATCAGGATATCTCCTCTATCACTTTCTCAATTGTATTTTCTTTGTTGAACACAGCCTTAAAGACTTGGTTCAGTGTGATCTCAACGTCCAAGTAAATGTCACGCCCACAACTCTCGTTGATACAGGTCAGGGCAGACCACTCTAAGTGGCCCACCTTGAATAGGGTATGACAATATGGACATGTAAATACATGCATATCTCTCTCCAAAAAAGTTCAATAGAACAAAAAACATGGATAGTTGAAGGCCATCAACTATCCGCGTAAGTTATTGTTTTTAAAGGATCAGGTTCTTACCTGTCTTTATGATCCAATCGCGGATCGCTTGAGACTGCTTCAAGTCCTTGGTGCGATTGATCGCATCCTTAACGACGAAAGCAGCGAACTCTTGCTGAGGCAGACGCTCAAGGTAATTGATCACGTTGCCCACGTTCTTCTCGTTCACGCGGGAAGCAATGGCAGCACAGATCGCGTACAGTACAGCGGGATCGCTTGGAACATCAGCACTCGCAGGGTTTGCGATTAGCTTGTCGATGTCTGGCACACTGTTGTACATCTTCAGGAACCCAGTGAAATCAGCAGTCGCAGCGCGACCAACCTGACCCGCGATAGCTTCCAGTTGGTTCACTGGATCAAGACCCCATGACATGATCGAACCAACGCGCTCCCATGAACGAGGCGATGGGCATGCGTTCGCATCACGATCAAACTTGTGCAACCACTCAGGGCGGAACCGCAAGAACGCACAGATGCGCTCGTCGATACGCTTGCTGTAGTAGTAGGCGATGGTGTCTTCCAGATCGGCCTCAATCTCCAAGAACATCAGGCGATCCTTCAGGTGCGAGGGCATGTTGTTTGTACCCGCACGGTCAGACATGCGGTTACCCGCCGCAACGATCACCCAACCCTGTGGCAGATGGTGCGGACCAACACGGCGTTCGTTGACGATCTGAGCCGCGATGTTCTGGTTGGCAACTGGTGCCTGTGGAAGCTCGTCGAGGAACAGGATGCCCTCACCCTCAGTCGGCATCCAGTCAGGACGCATGCGGACCATTGTCTCACCATCAGGTGATGGGACAGGCCAACCGCCAAGCTCACCCGCATCGTACTGTGCCAATGACAGTATCTCGCAGCCGATACCTCGACGATCCGCGATATCCTTGACCGTAGTGGTCTTACCTATACCCGCGCCAGACACGAGGTATGGCACAACGTATTGGGCATCGCGTCCCTGCTTCAGGTTAAAGGCAAAGTCGATAGCTGCCTCAGTGATTGATTGCGCTTGTGATAGCTTCATGATTGATCTCCACTCTCTCTATAATTGATCACAAATTTTAGGTTCTCTATCCGCACTGAGGCATCCTCAATGTGGACCTTGTCAGACTTCAGATAGTGACGTTGATAGTTCATCACCGCCCTGTCGTGTTTGTCTCGTGCCTTGGCAAGCTCATCCTTGAGCCTGTCCATGCTGTAGTCGGCGTACTGTTGGATCAGTCGCTCGTTCGATTGTTTGATGTATTCTTCAAGGTCAGTTTGCATATCAGTCCTCTGTTTCTGAAAGATCAGGGCATGTGCCATCCTCACAGGCTTGGCACCAATCTTCCCCGATCAATTGCTTTGGATCACTGTATACTTCAAGCACCGTACCATCGATGCCACCGACCAAAGCCATCGCTTCTTTCAGGCCAAGCTGTTCGGCCTCATCAATCGTTGTCGCTTCCACCGTCACATGACGTATCGTCTGGACTTTCACTCCCACCATGTAAATCATCCACTGGCTCCTTCTGGTAAATGGGTTCGCCGTTGGATATCTTGCGAACCAGTTCATCGAATTCATTTTGGGTGAAGCCCCCAAAGATAGAGGCTTGGCTGTTCTTACTCATCACAACCCCCAGTTACTTGCGCAGATCGGGCCAATGCCCATCTCAATCGACACAGGGTCAGTCAACTCACGTCCGCAGCATGAGCAGCGTCCAGTGACCTTACCGTGCTGCACTGCCTCACCCCTTGGGTCAGACGCTACCCGCACTACAGCGTCCGCTGTGGCTGTATGACAGGTGCCTACAGGCATGAACTTACCTTCCATGATCTTGCCCTGATAGTCAGGACCACGCTTGACGTACACGGCACCGCCATTACGCCCATTCATAGGGGCCAACGAGAATGCCAACTCAGCCGCGCGGAAGACAGGCTTCTTGACCTTGGCTGTTTCGAGCAAGGTCTTGATCCGCGAGACATCGACATCCCGCGTCAATGTTTCACGGCGTTCAGCTTTGTTCTTGATCTTGGTGATCGTGCGCTCCGCTGCGTCCCATTGCTTCTCCGACAGATCACCCTTGGTGACGTACTGGACAATCAGGGAAGCCGCAAAGTTATTCCATGTGCGCATCCCGCCAAGCTCTTGTAAGATTTCTTCACGTTCCATCATACTCTCCCAAGTTCACGAATAAATGCATCGCCATTGTGATACTGTTCGACCAGTTCGAACTCCTCACCCTTTGCCTGTAAGGCATTGAGGAAGAGGGGCATGTCGCAGTCTTCTTCAAGGTACAGTGTCGGCACGTACTTGTCAGTGACCTGAGCGTAGCTGAAACGGCTGACCTGAGACATGTGCAGCCCCGCGTTGAGCAGATCACGGTACGGCACTTCTAGCCAACCATGACCCGCGTCAGTGTGATATGTGTATTTAGTCATTGTTCATCCTTTCCCCATATTAAAACTTTCCCGATAACCTTTGACCGTATGCTTTTGTCCCCAAGGATTTCTTTGACGAAATATTCCTCAAGGTCTTCAAAGGTTTCGAATTCATACCGCGAGTAAAACTTGCCCCGCGCTTCTATCTGATCGGTTTTGATATACATTCTTCACTCCATAAAAAGTTCAAATGAACTTTGTGCAGCAGCCCATCTCAGGGCTACCAACAAAATTCACCATGCGAGCATGAAAATCAGCAGCCCTACAGTGAAGGCCGTGAAGGCGATCCCAGAAACAAACGCTTCTAGGATCAAGAGAAAGCGGTCACGCTTATTCATGACGCAATACCAAGCTCGTCGAGCATCGCCACAACGGCAGCATCGACAGTGTCGTTCTCGTTTTCTGCCTCAGCGGCAGCGGCCTTAGCAGCCTCAGTGTCACGGTACGCTTTCCGCGCAGCCATCAACTCACGCATCGCGTTCTGGAACTCGTCCAGTTCGTCATCATCAAGGCCATCCTTGAAGACATCGCCCTGCACCTGCTTGCCGTTCTCATCCTTCTTGGTAGAGAACTTGCCGACAACTTGCTCTGCGAGGCGTTGAGCTTTTGACTTGTCGCTCTCACCCTTGACCGCCTTGGCAAGTTTGTTCTCGCTATCGATCTCCATCGCAGCAAGGTCACGCACAATGGCATCGCCAGTGTACTGGCTTGGGATGTCACCGATCTTTTCTTTGATCAGGCGCACGGCACCCACAGAATTCTCGACGTACCGCTTGACGGTGGCCTCTTTCAGACCCGCCTCTTCAAGCAGCGCAGCGCGTAGCTTCTTAGACACGGCACGAGGTAGGTTGCCCTTGACCAGTTTGACGTGGGCGATTGAGGCGATCACCTCGCCATAGGCACCCATCTTCTCAGCGTTAGCCGCCTCGTTGTTGGTGCGGTTCTGACCCTTGAGGTCAGCAATGTTTTGCTCCGCTTTGTAAACAACATTGATCGAAGCATCTGAAACAATAAAATCTTTAGCAGTCATCTGTTCATCCTTTTCTGGCTGACTGTTATTGGGAAAGTGTGGCCCGATAAGGCCACAGTGAAGGGGCTTACGCAGCGCGTTGGATGTCGAGGGTGTTTTTGATTTCACGGCCTAGCTCTTTGACCTTCATTGCCATTGCACTAACGTGGAAGATGTCGTCTTCATTAAATGCGCCATGCAAATTCTCGTCGTGCAAGAAATCGTCAGTGCGGTAGCGGTACGCATCGCCGTTTGGATCGACATACTCATATGTCCACTGGAAAGCAGTGTCGCTATCAGAGCGAATGATTAGGACGTGATCGCCGCCATCACCAGAACAGGTGATTTCGATGGTGATGCCAACGCGGGTGATTGAGCGGAATACAGTTTTGATAGAAGCCATGATTTATCTCCTCTCATGGTGGGGGTGGAACTAACATCACCGCCCCTTGGGGCGGCAAACTTAGTTTCACGCAGCGATTGGTTGGTGGTAGCCAGTGACATCATTGACCACATTCAGGTAGACATCTAGGTAGTCATCGTCGGTTAGCGTGTAGCATTCCTTGATGTATTTACGGATGCTAGAGCGCATTGCGATGCGATAGCTTTCCGCCTCATATGCATTGACCTTGGCAAAGCGGCGGGCCATTCCATAGTAGGCGACTGCGTTTTTATAATGGCACATAACTGGTCTCCTTATGCGATTGCGTTTTTGATGGATACGATGAGTGCCGCTGCGTCCATTGCGACTGCGGCGTAATTGCCTTCTGAAATTGAAAGGCAGAACGATGCGAAAGCGTCCATTGCTGTAACGGCTGCATCCGCATCCTTGATTAAGAATAGACAGGATTTTCGATCATGTGGTCAAACACGTCCCACATGACATTGAGGCGGTTGCTGCCGATCTCAGCGGCATGCTTGGTGGCGAAGTGTGTCGCCTGTTGGTAGTAGCTCTCAGCCTCATAATCACGGCGTTCAGCCTTGCAACGAAGATGCATGCGATAAGCAGCGATAGCGTTGTTAAAGTGGATCATTGGAAACTCCTCTGAATGAAACCATGACAACGGCAACTAGATAGCTGCCGCTCTCGATTGTCTCACTCCAACCACCTCTGTCTTTCTCTACCCTGATCACTCTGGAAAACCTCAGCGGACATCACTTGTGGAAGGTGATGCTGACTGACAGCGTCAGGTCCGATACCAAGCCGCGTCTAACGACGACTAACTGAACATCAGTGGTGCGCCCCGTTTGGTGGGAAGCCCGATCTTTCTGGGGAAAGTTGATTGTCGGCGTGTTGCCCGATCAACCGTCCGCTAGGAACGAAGCTCTCTCTACTGCCCGTGCGAGGCTTTATGACAATTCCGCTGAGAGGTGGCGGCGTTCGGGGTTAGGGCGAGGGGGCAAAAAAGGCCGCGTCGGCCCGTCCGACACCCACTTATCTAAGGGGTGATCATTCCCTTGTCAACCCTTATGTTCCCTTATATTCCTCTATCATTGCACTAAACCCAATAAAACAAGGGATATCGTGACAAGAAAAAGTTTTGGGTGTACACTCTGGATTAGTTCAATTGCACTTTTCTGGGGATCGCTTGGCCCAGATTTCAGGTGCTGATTTGGGGGGTGATTCGCAAGAGGTCAAAACCACGAAAGCCAAGCGCAGCGTCGAGGTCAATATGACAAGTAATAGGAACACAGGTAACAAGGGTAAGCCCAAGCTCACAATAGTGGGTAATACAGGTAAGAAGACTACAGGCACCAGAAAGAAGAGTGCCACCAATACCAGAGGTCTCACAGACAAGCAGGAAGCATTCGCTCAGGCCATCTTTGAGGGGGCCAACTTTAGTGATGCGTATCGGCAGTCATATGATGCAGCAAACATGAGTAATGCAAGCATACACAATGAGGCTTGCCTGTTGGTCCAGAACCCCAAGGTGTCCATGAGATTAGAGCAGCTAAATGCTGAAAGGGAACAGCAGCGGCGCATGCAGAGCCTCTCGCGAGGTGACTTCGTTTTGAAACAGCTGACAGATGAGGCACTGAACCCTGACAATTCTGATGGGGCTAGGGTCCGCGCTCTGGAACTACTGGGCAAGAGTGTTGCACTGTTCACTGACAAAGTGGAAACAGAGGATAAGACTGAGCGGGACGCTGATGCGATCAAGGCAGAGCTACAGGCCAAGCTGGATCGCCTGTTGGGATAAAGTTCGATTGCACTTTTCCACCATGTGTTTCGGGTCGGGGTCGCCCATCTTAAATCCAAACGGAACGTGACCCCCACCTACCCCCACCCCCCCTCATGCTCGCCCGTACCTGGACGCGCGTATACATGATGTTCCACACAAACAATTACATTACCCTAGGAATCCTATACCCCCCCCTATAATATACATTCAAAAAAGCAAATATGAAGACGGCGCTGACTTGCCCTCATTTATATCGGCTAAGAACTATTCCGATTTTATTTTCAATGACTTAGGGGTGGCGCTAACTTGCCCTCATTTATCGCGTGTTTTAGCTGGGATGGGATTACCACCTTTGACATAAGGCAAATGATTATCTATATTATTGGTGTGGCGGCTCTAGTTTCATCCGCATTAAGACCCTACCAAGGGCCACCTTAGCGAGCTGTTCTGTATATTGTCTAGCTATCTTAGGATTACTGCAGATTATCGCTATGGTGCCGTCCTGAAGGGTGCCGATCCACTTGTTACTTTTGACTTCCAGTAACTTGTACGCAGAAGAGTCCGCTGTTTTGGTCTTTAACGAGCATTTTGGCTTTCTGTCTTTCGTCATAGCAGGCTTTTTCAACTTGATATGTGCCTAGTTGGTAATATTCTAGTTTACCGTTCATGAGATGTATCCAGAGAAGTACCCACATCACCATCTACCTAAGTATTTGCCAAGGTAATATACGGAAAGTCCTAGAAATATTACAGCCATGAGAATGCCAAGAGCAGTTGCAATGGCTTCATTGCGTTCTTCTCTGGCTTTTTCTGCAGCTTTTTTGGCTGCTTGGCGCTCTTTGCGGGCTTCTGCTTGCCATTGTTGCCACCTATCCCAGGTGCCAGAGGGAGCATACAATCGGCAGTAGCTTTCTAGCTCCTTACGTTGCTGCCTTAGCTTCTCTAATGCTTGAAACTCTTCCCAGTCTCCCTGTTCACCGCCAGCTATTGCGGTGAATGGACTTGATTTCTTTTTATTGATTGCTTCTTTTATATCTTCTTCGGCACCAAGGAACTTACCTACAGCACCAATAAGACCTGCTGTCTCCCTACCGTTAGAGAGTGCCGTCTTGATTACAGAATATGCAGCGTTTGCAGCAGCAATAGATTCTAAGATAGCCATCTATCTCTCTATGAGTCTATCCAGCTTTCCTTCTAAACGATCTAGTCGATCTATTACGCGATCCATATCAGATTGCTGGCGGTTTACGGATACATACTCTTTGGCTATTTCCTCACGAGTACGATTCAAGAGAACGGTTATGCGTTTTAATTCTTCGTGCTGAGACTTACACCACCACCCACCAATTGTGATGATAAGTCCCATAGCAATATCGACATACATATCCATGTGAAATTCCATGTGAAATCCTCTCAACGCCAAAATACCACAGGTAGGTAATTTAGTTCAATAGAACTTTCTTTCACTGGCACGTTCTTATATCGGTAGACGTTACGGTAGACGGTATATATATATCGGTAGTCTACCGATATGTATTATATTATATATATATATTATATACGCGCGCGTAATATGGTTATATTATAGGCTTAGAGATGGAACTCCTCCCTGGTCCATCTCTTGGCGGGCAGGCATATCCCCACCCTTTGCTTGCTCGCCTCATCAGAGGAGTAAACATGCAGAAGCTTTCTGCGATTAAGGATAAGATATCTCAACTGCCCCTTGAACAACAGGCAGAGTTGCTAGACTTGCTCCAGCAGCTAGAGGACGCTGAGAACAAAAAGAACGCCAAGGATGACTTCATAAGCTTTGTGAACCTCATGTGGCCTAGTTTTATTTCTGGTAGGCACCACAAAGATATGGCTGATGCCTTCGAACGTGTGGCACGAGGTGAACTCAAGCGTTTAATTATCAACATGCCACCCCGACACACCAAGTCTGAGTTCGCTTCCTATATGCTGCCAGCTTGGTTTCTGGGCAAGTACCCTGAGAAGAAAGTTATTCAGACGGCACACACTGCAGAACTAGCAGTTGGCTTTGGTCGTAAGGTTAGAAACCTGATTCAGTCTGAGGACTTCGCCAAAGTATTCCCTGGGATTACCCTGTCTTCTGACTCAAAAGCTGCGGGGCGTTGGAATACAAACAAACGTGGTGATTACTTTGCTATTGGTGTTGGCGGTGCGGTGACTGGTAAGGGTGCCGATCTGCTAATTATCGATGACCCGCACTCAGAACAAGATGCGCAGCAAGGCCAGTTCAACCCTGAAGTGTATGATCGTGTCTATGAGTGGTATACGTCTGGACCTCGCCAGCGTTTGCAGCCTGGTGGTGCGATCATTGTTGTTATGACCCGTTGGTCTAAGCGTGATCTAACAGGACAAATCCTAAACTCAATGACAGATAGGGCAGGTGTTGATGACTGGGAGGTGATTGAGTTCCCTGCAATCCTACCCTCTGGCAATCCCCTTTGGCCTGAATTCTGGTCTCAGAAAGAACTTGATGCCCTAAAAGCAGAACTTCCTGTATCCAAATGGTCAGCCCAGTACCAGCAGAATCCAACATCTGAAGAAGGGGCGCTGATCAAACGTGAGTGGTGGCAAAAATGGGAAGGCAGCAGACCGCCAGAATGCGAAGCTATTATACAATCTTGGGATACAGCGTTTCTAAAAACTCAAAGAAGTGACTACAGTGCCTGTACAACATGGGGTGTCTTCTATCACGAGGGAGCGCCTAACATAATTCTTTTGGATGCATACAAAGAAAAACTAGAGTTCCCAGAACTAAAGCGAGCAGCATACGATAAATACATGGAGTTTGAGCCAGACCAGATGATCGTGGAGAAAAAAGCTTCTGGTGCGCCTTTGATATTTGAGCTTCGATCTATGGGTATTCCTGTAACAGAGTTTACTCCATCAAGGGGTCAGGATAAGATTGCAAGGGTAAATGCAATAACAGACCTGTTCGCAAGCGGATCAATATGGTATCCTCCCACCAGATGGGCTGAAGAAGTGATTGAGGAATGTGCATCATTCCCGTCAGGGGATCATGATGACTTAGTGGACTCTACCACCCAAGCTCTGCTAAGGTTTAGACAAGGCGGTTGGGTGAGGGCCGAAATGGATGACTGGGATGACGAGCCAAAATACCGTAGACCAGTTGAGTATTACTAGAAGCAGCACCGCTGCGCATGTGAAACGGAGATAGGCATGGCTATCGAAAAGCAGATGGAACCTTCTGATCTTGAGATCGAAGAAACAGACGCGACAAACATTGAAGTTGAAATAGTAAACCCAGATGCGGTTTCTATTGAGACTGAAGACGGCGGAGTGATCATTGATTTCGAAGGGGGCATTGCTGAAGATATCATGGGTCCAGACCACGATGCCAATTTAGCAGAGTTTATTGACGAAGCTACACTCCAATCGATGGCATCTGAGCTTGTGGGGGATTTTAACTCAGACCGCGAATCACGGCAAGATTGGGCAAGAGCATACGTCAAAGGTCTTGACCTGTTGGGCATGAAGATTGAAGAACGTAGTCAACCTTGGGCAGGTGCGTCAGGAGTATTTCACCCAGTTCTAACTGAAGCAGTTGTTAGATTCCAAGCTCAAGCTATGGGTGAAATATTCCCAGCGTCTGGTCCAGTTAAGACAAAGATTATGGGCAAGCTGACACCAGAGAAAGCTGATCAGGCTGACCGAATCCAAACTGAAATGAACTACCTACTCACGGAAGAAATGACAGAATACCGTGATGAAACTGAACAGATGTTGTTCAAACTTCCTCTTGCGGGTTCTGCTTTCAAGAAGGTTTACTATGATCCACTAGAGGATCGTCCAGTTGCCATGTTTGTTCCAGCAGAAGACTTTGTTGTTTCATATGGTGCGTCAGACCTAGCGTCTTGCCCGCGCTACACGCACATCATGAAGAAAACATCTAATGAGATTCTAGAGCTGCAGGTTGCGGGGTTCTATCGTGATGTAGACCTGCCTGACCCAGAGCCAGACTTTACAGATATCCAAGAAAAATATGATGAGCTTGATGGGGAGAGCGCAATCATAGAAGATGATGACCGTCACACAATTCTAGAAATGCATGTTACCATGAACATGCCAGAAGAGTTTGATGATCCAGATAATATTGCTCGTCCATACGTTATAACAATCGATAAAACATCTCGTGAGATTTTAGCAATCAGACGCAACTGGTATGAAGATGACGCAAAGAAAAAGAAACGACTCCACTTCGTTCATTACAAATATCTCCCAGGTCTTGGATTCTATGGAACGGGACTTATCCACCTTATTGGCGGGCTTGCAAAATCGGCTACCTCGATTCTCCGTCAGCTCATTGACGCTGGTACGCTATCGAATTTACCTGCTGGTCTTAAAGCTCGCGGTCTTCGCATTAAAGGTGATGACAGTCCGCTTATGCCTGGTGAGTTCAGGGACGTGGATGTTCCAGGCGGTGCAATACGGGATTCGATTACGTTCATCCCTTACAAAGAGCCATCGTCGGTACTCTACTCTTTACTTGGAAACATTGTCGAAGAGGGACGCAGAATTGGATCAGTAGCGGATATCCAAGTAGGCGATATGAATTCTCAGGCACCAGTGGGTACAACACTGGCGCTAATGGAACGATCCATGAAAGTTATGTCTGGCGTACAGGCGCGTATGCATGCGTCCATGAAGAACGAGTTGCGTCTATTAGCTCGTATTATTCGTGACTACATGCCAGAAGAATACGCCTATGAGATGGACGGTGACTTCAACCGCAGGCAGGACTTTGACTCTCGTGTTGATGTAATACCTGTATCTGATCCTAATGCTGCAACTATGTCTCAAAGAATTATGCAGTATCAGGCTGCGCTGCAGCTTTCTCAGCAAGCTCCTCAGTTATACGATATGGGTAAACTGCATCGCCAAATGTTAGAAGTTCTTGGCATTCAGGATGCTGATGACATCATCAAGCTACCAGATGATATCAAGCCAGCAGACCCAGTAACAGAGAACATGATGATCCTGAAACAAGAGCCAGTAAAGCCGTTCAAGTATCAGGACCACGAAGCCCATATTGCTGTTCACATGGCAGCGGCACAAGACCCGAAGATCATGCAAATTGTTGGTCAGTCTCCGTTTGCTGCGCAAATTCAACAGGCAATGGCAGCACATATCACAGAACACGTTGCGTTCCAGTATCGCCGCGAGATCGAAAAGATGCTTGGTGTTGAGATGCCAAATGAAGACGAGCCTCTGCCACAGGATATTGAAGTGCAGGTATCAAGGCTTGCAAAAGAAGCAGCAGAAAAGTTACTTCAGAAAGATCAGGCAGAAGCGCAGCAGCAGCAAATTCAGAAGCAGCAGCAAGACCCAGTGGTCCAAATGCAGCAACAAGAGTTGCAGCTTAAAGCAAAAGAGCTTGAGCATAAGATTCAGATGGACACTCAGAAGTTGCAGCTTGATGCAATGGCAAAAAGTTCAAATGCACAAATTCAAGTAGAGCGCATTGCGGCAGAGAATCAACGTGAGGGTGCGCGTCTGGGGGTCAAGCTTGCCACAGACTTGGATAAGTCACAGCGAGAAGATCAAAAAGAGGGTGCAAAATTGGGGATAGAAATAGCAAAGGAGCTAACGAAGGGAGATGAATGACGTTTTCACGTTACTAAATCGTAAGATTGAAGAATACGAGGAAGATATAAAAGGCTTCCTCGCATCTGGTCAAGCTGAGGACATGGCAATGTACAATCGTTTGGTGGGAAGAAACGAGGCTTTACAGTTCATAAAGCAAGACCTTAGCGATATCGAAAAGAGATATATTGAAACTTAGAACTTTTTTCGCTATCCTTCGAAACAGGGAGACCTCGTGGCGTTGCCGCGCAAGGTGACTGTGAACCTTAAATCACTGCAAGGACAGAAATGTATACAGGTAACACAATTACAGAAGAGAAGGTAGCCTCTAAGCTACCAAAGCCACAAGGGTACAAAATCCTTATTGGCGTACCCGAAGTCAGCGACAAAACAGAAGGTGGGGTATTTATGCCTGACGGACTTAGGTCCGCAGAAGAAACCGCATCTATTATTGGTTTTGTTATGAGTCTTGGCCCAGATTGCTATGCAGATAAGGACAAGTTTCCAAATGGACCCTTCTGCAAGGAAGGCGACTTTGTAATTTTCCGATCTTATTCAGGCACAAGGTTCAAGATTCATGGAAAAGAATTTAGACTTATTAACGATGACACCGTTGAGGCTGTTGTTGATGATCCAAGAGGATACGCACGGGTATGAGTAATCTAGCAGAAGAACAAGAATTCGAGGATGAAACAGTCGCAGAGGCTCTTGCAAAGGCACAGCAAGATCAAGATGATGACGATTCAGACTTTGAGATTGAAGTTGTAGACGATACTCCTGAAGAGGATCGTGATAAGCCTCGACGTGCAGAAGGCGCAGAGCCTAATGTGCCTGATGACGATGAAGTAAAGTCATACAGTGAAGGCGTACAAAAGCGCATCAAGCAGCTAAAGTTTGAGTACCATGAGGAGCGCAGAGCTAAGGAAGAAGCCTCTCGCCTTCAGGAAGAAGCTCTTCGATATGCTCAACAGGTGAAGCAAGAAAATGAAAGACTTCTAAAGCAGCTACAGCAGGGTGAGTCTGTTCTTGTAGATCAAGCAAAGGGTCGAGTTTCAGCAGAACTTGATAAAGCTAAGGCTGCATATAAGGCTGCTTATGAAAGCGGAGACCCTGAAGCGCTTCTTGAAGCACAGGAAAAACTAACGATACTTCAAAACGAAAAGGTTCGTTACGATAGCTATAGACCTGCAGCGCGTCCTCAGCCTCAACAACAACCTCAATATCAGCAGCAAACGCCTCTACCCCCACGTCCAAGTGATCGTGCTTTGGAGTGGGCAAAGAGAAACGACTGGTTTGAAAAAGATTCTGAGATGACTGGTTATGCTTATGGGCTTCATCAAAAGCTCGTAACAAACGGTATTGCTCCAGATAGCGAACGGTACTACAATGAAATCGACGCAGCGGTTCGCCGTGTGTTTCCAGATAAGTTTGACGATGGGTCCATAGGGGTATCAGCACCCCAACGTCAGGCGGGTAACGTGGTTGCCCCTGCCGCTAGAAGTGGCAAAAAACCTCGCAAGATTAAGCTGACCTCAACGCAAGCCTCTCTCGCCAAGCGGCTTGGTCTGTCAAATGAACAATATGCGGCGCAATTAATGAAGGAAGCATCCAAATGACAAACAGAACCTCGCGCTCTACAGAGACTCGTGAAGAGTCTAAACGCAAAGTGTCGTGGCAGAGACCTTCTATGTTACCTACCCCCGAACCCAGAGAGGGCATTGAGTACCGCTGGATTCGCACATCAACACTTGGGCAGAGTGACAATACGAATGTTTCTTCCAAATTTCGTGAGGGATGGACACCTGTTCGGAAAGAGGATCATCCAAACCTTCACGTTGTGTCTGATATCGATTCTCGATTTACAGACAATATTGAGGTCGGTGGGTTATTGCTATGTCAGAACTCAACCGAAAATATGCAAGCTAGAAGGGACGCGCAGAATTATCAGGCCGCAAGCCAGATGCAAGCTGTTGACAACTCCTACTTGCGTAACTCAGACCCTCGTATGCCCGTTCTGAATCCAGAGCGAAGCACACGATCATCGTTTGGCAAGTAACCTTTCGAGGGAGCTTGCTTGGTTGAAACTCAGATTGTGAGGAAATAGAGCTATGGCTACTACAGCAGCTCCTTATGGCCTTCGTCCAGTCCGCCGTGCGGATGGAATGCCATATGCTGGTGCAACAAACCAGTATCTCATCGATCCTGCTGGTGAAGCAACTAACCTATTCTATGGGCAAGTTGTTATCATTGGGGCCGATGGGTATATCGCGCTGGCTACTGGTACAGGTGCAGACCTGACCACTAACAGCATTTCAGGCACAACAGGCGTAGGCGGCATCGGCGTCTTCGTTGGTTGTGAGTATGTAAACTCTTCAGGTCAACTTGTTCAGGCACAGTATTATCCGTCTGGTACAAACAGCAATAATACTGCGATCAAAGCATATGTGGTTGACGATCCAAACGTACTATTCCAAGCGCAGCTTGATGGTGCAGGAGCGCAAACCATTATTGGCACAAACACATTCTTTGCATCAGCACAGTCTACCTCTACTGGTGATACAGTAACAGGTAACTCTACTTCTGCATTGGATGCGACAGTTGTAACTACAGCGGCAGCGTTCCGCATTGTTGCACATGTGTCTGATCCTGCTGACGCATATCCAGATGTTCTTGTTAAGTTCAATCCTGGTGCGCATCAGATGACAAACAACGTAGGCTTATAAGGAGTTAAATAATGGCTATTTCACGCGCCCAGCTCCTCAAAGAGCTACTACCTGGTCTCAATGCATTGTTTGGACTTGAGTACGACAAGTACGAAAATGAACATGCAGAGATTTATGAAACTGAAAACTCAGAGCGTAGCTTTGAGGAAGAAGTCAAATTGTCTGGATTTGCTGCAGCCCCTGTAAAAGCAGAAGGTGCATCAATTTCTTACGACAATGCACAAGAGTCGTTCACAGCTCGTTACAACCACGAAACGGTTGCAATGGGATTCTCTGTCACCGAAGAGGCGATGGAAGACAACTTGTACGATTCACTATCTGCTCGTTATACAAAAGCCTTGGCTCGCGCTATGGCGTATACCAAGCAGGTTAAAGCGGCTTCCTTGTTGAACACAGGTTTTGACACCTTCAAATCAGGTGACAATGTGTTCTTGTTCGCAACCAACCACCCAACAGTGGAAGGCGGAACAAACGCAAACAAACCTTCAACAAATGCTGACTTGAACGAAACTTCACTTGAGCAAGCAGTTATTGATATCGCAGCGTACACTGATGAACGCGGCCTATTGATTGCAGCTCGCCCACGTAAGCTAATCGTTCCGCCTGCGCTTATGTTCGTTGCAACTCGTTTGCTACAAACAGAACTACGTGTAGGTACAGCGGATAACGACATCAACGCATTGCGTTCGAATGGTTCGATCCCAGAAGGCTTCCGTGTCAACCACTACCTAACTGACGCAGATGCATTCTTCATCACTACAGATGTTCCAAACGGCATGAAGCACTTTGTGCGTACTGCAATGCAGACATCTATGGATGGTGACTTCGATACAGGTAACGTGCGCTATAAAGCGCGTGAGCGTTACTCATTCGGTGTATCTGACCCACTAGGTATCTATGGTTCGCCAGGTGCATAATTAGTTCAATAGAACTTTTGAAGGGGCTGCTAACGCGGCCCTTTCTTTTTTTATGTTATGTGTTATCCTGTGTTTATCCCTGACAGTCTAATGACTGACAACCCCAAAGACAGGAGATCAAAATGGGTACAACTACTTTCTCAGGGCCAGTACGTTCTGAGCGAGGCTTTACGGCTGTAGGCTCAAACGCAGTGGTCGCAATCACAGCAGAAACAACTCTTACATATGCGGATCACGTTGGTCGCATTATCGAGATCAATGATGCCGATGGCGCTGTAACTCTTCCAGCAATTACTAGCGATACTATTGGCGCAACCTACAAATTCTTTGTAGGCACTACCGCTTCTGACTTGGACATAAAAACAGATGGCACAGATAAGTTTGTTGGCAATCTCGTTCTTGCCGCCGCCGCCACTTCTCAAGCTAGGGGTTTCGCTCCTGCAGCAAGCAACGATGTCATTTCTATGAACGGCACCACCACAGGTGGTATTGCTGGCTCTGTTGTAGAAGTCACAGCAATTGCAACTGCAGAATATCTTGTTACTGGCACATTGTTAGGATCAGGCACACTCGCTACTCCTTTCGCTGATGCATAATAGGAGATATGTATGCGCTCTGATGTACAATCTAAACGCTTAACAGGTACAGGGTCAGCGAGTGTTGGCCCTGCACGTATTCGTCAAATACAGGTGCTTACAGCTTCAGGAACACCCCGTCTAACGATTACTGATGGTAATGGCGGCCCTACAGTTCTTGATCTAGACTTTATTGCGTCTGATTCTCACTCAGTAAACATTCCGTCTGATGGCATTCGTGTCAGCGACATCTATGTTTCTGCATTCACAAACATCACCGCTATGACGGTGTTTTATAATTAAGAGGTTCTCATGGCTCGTGAAGTAAGTTCTATATCCAGAGTTGGAACTAGCGAGCCGTTTGAGCTTCAAGTTGCTCGTGGGCAAATATCATTCCATAAAACGACATTTAAGTTTGGTTACAACAACGATGTCGGAGACTCAAAAGAAACCATCTGGGAACAAGGTGGTTTGTACGCCTATCCTGCATCAGCAACAGTAATGACTCTATCAAGCAGTTCCGCTGACGACACTGCTGCAGGAACGGGTGCAAGAACAGTAGAGATTTTTGGCCTAGACGCTGATTACAACGAAATAAACGAAGTTGTCACATTGAATGGGCAAACTGCTGTTAACACCACAAAATCTTACCTACGGATCAATCGTGGCATTGTTCGCAGCGCGGGTAGTGGTGGTGCAAATGCTGGTATAATCTATGCAGGAACAGGCACAGTGACCACTGGAGTTCCAGCTAACATTTACCTGACCATAAATGGGGATGGCGACAACCAAACACTGATGAGCCTTTGGACGGTTCCCGCAGGATATACAGCGTTCCTTACAAAAATGTCTTTGTCCACAGGCACATCTACCAACACCAAAGCCGTTTTGAATGCTAGTCTTGTAGCTAGACCATACGAAGAAGTCTTTCAGATAAAAGAAAGATTTACTCTCACAGATGCCACACACGAACAGTTTTATACTTTTCCATTAAGGTTCACAGAAAAAACAGACTTAGAGATGAGAGCATTTTCTTCCTCTGGGTCGGTTAGCTTTAATGTCTCCGCGTCAATGGAGTTTATCTACATCAGCAATGGGGATAGTCTTTAATGGCTGAAAAGAAAAAGAAGGATAGTCGGTTAGAACGCGCAGGAGTTAGTGGATACAACAAACCCAAGCGCACACCTAATCACCCAAAGAAGTCACACATTGTTGTGGCTAAAGAGGGCGATAAGGTGAAGACTATTCGATTTGGGCAGCAAGGTGTGAAGACAAATCAGACTGTAGGGCAGCGCAAAGCCTTTAAGTCTCGTCATGCAAAGAACATCAGCAAAGGTAAGATGTCTGCAGCTTATTGGGCTGATAAAGTTAAGTGGTCGCCAAGCAAGACAAAGTCTAGCTCAACTAAGTGGAAGAAAGGTTCATGACTATCTCTCGCGCACAGATGGGTAGTCAGCTAACGGGGAACAGAATGCCAGTCAAAAAAGTAAAAGGTGGTTATAAGTTCGGAAGCTCAGGTAAGGTTTACCCTACCCGTGCAGGTGCGGAGCGTCAGCAACGCGCAGCTTATGCCAACGGATACAAGGGTATGGCTGCTGGCGGTAAAGTTCCTTCAGGTTATCATCGTATGCCTGATGGCAGCATTATGAAAAATTCTGATCACAAGATGGCGCATGGTGGTTATGTTTCTACTGGTGATGATGCTAAAGACCTTGAGACTATTCGTATGGGCAAAGGTGGTAAGACCAAGAGCCGTGTGAATGAAGCTGGAAACTATACAAAGCCAGGGATGCGTAAGAGTCTGTTTAATAAGATTAAAGCTGGTGGCAAAGGCGGAAAACCTGGTCAGTGGTCAGCCCGTAAGGCTCAGATGTTGGCAAAGCAGTACAAAGCAGCAGGGGGTGGATATAAAAACTAATGGCCTTAAAGAAGTCGCAGAAAAGCCTCAAGTCTTGGACAAAGCAGAAATGGCGTACTAAAAGTGGCAAACCGTCTACCCAAGGTGCTAATGCTACTGGTGAACGGTATCTACCTTCTTCGGCTATTAAGTCTCTTAGCAGCAGTGAGTATGCAGCTACCACAAGAGCAAAACGACAAGGCACTAAGGCAGGTAAGCAGCATGTGGCTCAACCTAAAAAGATTGCAAAGAAAACCAAACGACACAGAAGTGTAGTTACATAGGACAAGATCATGGCAGTAGTAACACCAGACCTACCAGAACTTTTCGAGGAAGCCTATGAACGGGCGGGTCTTGAGATGCGCTCTGGCTATGACCTTAAAACGGCTCGTCGGAGCCTTAACCTTTTAACATTGGAGTGGCAAAACCGTGGCCTTAATCTCTTCACTATTGAAGCTGGTACGTTATCCATTACGGCTGGCACAGCGACTTACACATTACCTGCGGACACGATTGATCTCATCGAACACCAAGTCCGAACAGGTACAGGTACAAGTCAAACCGACACCGCCCTCGAAAGGATCAGTGTCTCAACCTACGCGCAGCAAACAAACAAAAACACGCAAGGTAGGCCGACCCAAATCTACGTCCAAAGGCTCCCAACGGAAGTCAAAGTAACTCTGTGGCCTGTGCCTGATGCGTCAACTACATACACTTTGTTTTACTATAGATTGAAGGGTATTGATGGATTGTCTTCTGGCATTGGTGGTGATGTATCTACTGTTCCTCCTCGTTTCGTTCCGGCTCTAGTTTCTGGCATGGCTTACTATCTTTCTATGAAGAAGCCTGAAGCTGCAGGCCGCTCACAGGCACTGAAGCAAGAATACGAGTTCCAGTTCCAGCTTGCGTCTGGTGAGGATGAAGAGACAGCATCAATCAAGTTTGTTCCATATGATACTTTTGTGATGGGTGGCGGATGAGTTACGCGAGAGGCAAATACGCTTATGGTTTCTGTGATAGGACTGGCTTTCGCTATCCTTTGAAAGACCTCGTGCCTGAGTTTCGAAACGGGCATAAGACTGGTTTTTTGATTGGCAGAGATGTTGTAGACCCAGATCAACCACAGAACTTCTTGGGACGTATTAAGATCAATGACCCACAGTCGTTGTTGAATCCAAGACCTGATACATCCCAAGATGAAAGCAGAGAGTTGTTCGGTTGGAATCCTGTTGGGAATCCAGCGCAATATATGGTAGGCTCTGTAGGAAGAGTTACCGTCACCACAACGGAAGGATCGTAATATGGCTGGCCCTAGCAAAAGACTTGGTAAAGGTAAGAACCGCTTGAAGTTTGAGGATGTCTCTCCACGAGCGGAAAAAGAAGAGCAAGAGATGCTCGACAAGAAGATGTACGGCGGCAAGATGAAGAAGC